CGCCCCTGCCTAGCCTGCGCCAAATTTTATTTTTTGCTCTAGCAGATTTTTTTAAAATTTCTGTGCTAGACCGATTTTTTTCGTGGGGGTTCGCTCCCATTTTTTTATTTTTTCCTCCGCTTTCTGAAATTTTCCGAACCATTCTCTTTCACGCTTTTTCTACTCCAATCTCCTTACCTTTCATGATTATATTATACACCTTTTCCACTATCTTGTCAACACTTTTTGCTCAATTTCTTCTCTTTTTTGTGTTATTTTATTATCTTTTTGTGTTGCTATATTATAGAATAGTGTGTTTAGATTATGCTCTATATCTTGCGTAATCGCTCACTCATTTTTTAAGGTTGCGTGATTATATTTTAGTGTTTTGTTCGTATAAATAAGAGGAGTTATCCCCTCGTTTTTTCTTGTCCAGATTATTTTTTAATGTAATCACGGATTGTATTGATTGGAATATCTGTGTCCGAGATCTCATTTTCCTTGATAATCGTTTGAAGTAAATTTAGGGCTTGTGTAGCCATTTCTTTTTCGTCCGAACCATTCTGTTTAGCTTCTTTGTTTTCGCCCTCAGAAGCCTTGCCAGACCCCTTAAAATCGTTTCAGACCATTGTGTTTCAATTCTTTCTATATCAGCATAAGCATAGAAGTTGTCATGGTCTGTCTGCTCTAAAAGAATAAGAATTAGTTCGTTTGTTGATAGTCTTGTAGAGGAATAGAGAAAGAGTAAAACTAAAATATGAAAAAGGTTTTTTATTTCTGTTCTCTTAGGTTTGGCATAAGTGTTTCCGCAAGTATACCGAAGTTTGTAACGAATAATTTTTTTGAAGTTTTTTGGGAGAACACTTTCTCTATTCCTTTATAAAACTATCAACAGGCTTTCTTTTTTTCTTAATTTCTTTTATGATTATATTATACACCCTTTTAGTATTTCTGTCAAGAGTTTTTACTAGTTTTTTTAAAAAAAGAAGAAGTAGCTTTACTAGCTATTCTTCCACGCATAAACCACTGATTTTAAAAATCCAAGGGCTACATAAGCCCAAATAGGGTAAGCCAATAATTCTGAAAGGTACATTGCGGTTCTCCTTTATTTTTGTTTCTATGGTTTATCTAACCACCTTATAGAGAGGTAGGTAAAAGGGTGAAATAAAAAATGTAAAAATCAAACTGGAATATAAGGAGATTCCATGAAGTTTAAGTTTTTACCTACCTCTTTACAAAGTGGTTAAACAAGGTTTTCTTCTCCTACTCTTGTTGCGTGGAGCAGGAGAAGAAGTCTTATTTTTTTGTGTTTGTTATTTATAACGGATTGGACTTACCATTCCTTTTACGCTCTCGCTATAGATCGCAATAGGAAGGTGAAATTTCTCTTTATCCAAGTAGAAAGTCACTTTTTTATCCCCTAATTCTTTCATAACTGAAAGTGAATTGATAAGATGATCCACTTGAATAAGAATACCGTAGTCTGGAAGAAATTTTTCTTTATAGTCTAACTTAGGCTCTTTGCAATAATCAAATTTCCCTGTTTGTTGGTTGATACGAATTGCCTTATCAAGTTTTTCTTGTCGGATAGGTTTTCTTGTGATTTTCTTCAATTCTTTCAACTCTTTTAGGGTTTCAACAATATCATACTCGAATTGAGCCATTTCTTCTAATTTATTTTCTGTATAGAAAACGTGGTCTGTTTTTGGGTATGGTACTGTTTCTGGATCAATAACTTGTTGCCCATTCTCAACCTGTTTTTTAGTAAGAGTGTTAAGGGCAATATGCTTATCTGTAAAGTAAGCAGGGAGTTGCAAACAGATAGTATTATCTGTGAATACTGCCTTATCCTCGTAGCTATGGATTTGTTGCAAATAGGTACGGAAACCAGTATGTTTCTGTACTCGTTTTAATTGCTTGGTGAGCAATTTTACGACCTTTTCTTGCGCCTTTGCGTCAATTCCTACTTTTGGTTCTAGGACTGTTACTGTATTCATTTTGCGGTTCTCCTTTTATTGGGCTTTTGTTGCGTTGCCCTGTATTTGATTTATGATTATATTATACACCCTTTTAGTATTCTTGTCAACACTTTTTCATCATCTTTTTTAACTTTTCGATTATTTTTTTGTGTTATCTTTAAAATTCCCTTGATCCCACCTTTGCAAATAAAAAACAAGCCATTCTTCTAGCTTGTTTGTATTTTTCAATTTTTATTTTCAGTTAGTCTTTCACTTCCAACCCTACATAAAAGTCAGTGTAATAACCAGTTTTATTATGAACAGTTTCAAGCAAGTAATGGTCGCCAATATCAAATGGTAGACTACCATCTTTTCTACACTCACACTCTTTGCTACTTTGGTTCTCTACAAATAAATCCACATCATCTGCGTTGCCTGTAACATCATCAATGTAAACAAACTCTCCAATATGTTTTGACGTGAACCCCTCGGAGTACAACTTATCAAGAAGCTCTCCACTTGATTCTTTTACATAATCTCCTATTTCCACTCTTTCAATCACATACCCATTCAAGGTTGTCACGATAAAGTTCAATTTCATTTTTTAATCTCCTGCCCTTTGTTTATATTTATATTATACACCTTTTAACAAACCCTGTCAACACTTTTTCATCATCTTTTTTAACTTTTCGATTATTTTTTTGTGTTGCAACTGCAAAATAAAAACCCCTAAAGCATTTACACGTTTCCGTGTTTGACTTTGGGAGTTAGTGTCTTATTATTTATTTTTTTATAACTTAAATGAATTGATTTTTGGTTTTGTCTCCGTGTATAGACTGGATCTAAAACTTGGATATTTTCTTGAGCCTTGCATATCATCGTTTTGCTACCATGTTAAACGGACTGGTTCTAAAACCCAACATATATTTTCAGGGATAGTAATATAGTTTTACTGCCATATCAATACATTCACAAAATTTTGCTACCGTATCAACACGAATTATAGCCCTACCTGCTTACCGTAGTTTTCGGCTAGACTATAATCATTCTGGTTTTACCCAAGGATCGCAAATAACCCTATAATTATATTATACACTTTATCTGCGTTTTGTCAACAAAAATTGCGCTATTTTTTCAAATAACGCAATTCTTTTCATCACTAGTCTATCTGAACTATCAAATATTGGACGAACTCGGAAGTTACATTATCCTTTATATTGATAAATTCAACTTCTGAACATTGTGGAACATACTGGATAGATAATTTCCAGTTTGAAATGAATACCAACGGACAAGAAGCGTTGTATAGCTTTTCCAGTTCTGAGATCTCATGAATTTCATACCCAATTTCAATAGCTTCCTTTACTTCTTTTTCATCTTCACAAATATAAATTTTGTGACAGCCATCATAAGCAACTTTGCTATCTGAGTTTAAAGTGTATTTTTCCTGATTTTTTTATTTACAATAATCATCTTGTGTTCCTCTTTATTTATTTATGTTTATATTATACACCCTTTTATACCTCCTGTCAACACCTTTTATTATCTTTTTTAGCATTTTGATTATTTTTTCGTGTTATAGCAAAACAAAAAAGAGGGGTTTCCCCTCTAGTTTTTCACTTCCTGTTCCAAAGGGGGGAAAGTTGCCCCCAATGGTTCACTTCATACATTTAGTTCCTTTTTTGTACCCTGCTCTATAAGCTGTTAGAGTTACTTCCCTAGAAATATTAACCCAACAGTCATGTTCTTTGTTGTACTCATAAGGATAGCAAGTGACTTCTGAGTTATCTTCGTCCTTTGTTGTTCCTAAGACGACTTTCCCATTTTCTACATAAACGTTTTGTCCGTAAACTATATGCCAACCATCTTTATTTGCCATGATTTTACCCCTCTAACTTTTTTACTTTTCAAACACTAATACTGTTGATACAATTTGTTGACTATCAACTTCTAAATGTTGTGGAATATAGTGTTTTAAAGTCCGACCCTTTTCAGTATGCTCCTTGATTGTTTTTCCTAGATCCCATTCATCTTTTAGCACTATAACCATACTTTCTTTAGGTTTTCTTAGTTCTGCAATTTCTTGCTTTAGCTCCCCTAGTTCTCCAATTAGTGAGGGTAAGTCCTTTTCATAGAACTTCTGCCCTAATCTAGTTTGAAAAAATTCCATTTTCTTCTCCTTGTTTGTTAGTTTTTTATAAGGTATGATTTACCAACTGAACCCTAAAATTTTAGGAACAACATCTCCTTCTACACTATCGCTATGAAGCACAATAGGGCTAAGAGTGTTTCTCGTATTAAGATAAAGTGTTACTTTTTTATCTCTAAGAATATCCATAACTTTCAATACAGTCAACAGATAATTAACATCAACTGCTGTACTCCCATCAGTTTCAAAGTCAAGGGTTCTAAATCTAAAACCAAAACCAAAACTATTAAAAAATTCATCATCATTTCCTGAAATTGTAATAGTTCCATCATCTTCTACCCAAGTTTCGCTTTTTAGGTCTTTTAAGATATAAAGCAATTCTTCTACGCTGTATTCATAGCTTTTATAATTGTCTAGTATTTCTGGTGTGTATGGATAAGAAGTTGTATCATCTAATTTAATACACTCAACACCTCGGTCTATATCCCTCTTTGTCCGAATATCAAGAACTGTCTTAGTTTCTACCAAATCAGAGGGAAGGGATAGACTAACATATCCGTCATGGTAAACACACTCGCCACCGATCTTATCCACATTTTGACTTTTAGCAAATGCTCCTTTTTTAATTGCTCGCCTTGCTTGTTGAGTGAGTGCTTTTAGGATTTTTTCTCGTTGTTTTTCGTTCATGGTCGTATCTCTCCTTTTCTTTATCCTTCGATTATTTTTATCTTTATAATTATATTATACACCTTTTCACTATTGCTGTCAACTATTTTTGTGTTTTCTGATTATCTTTTTATGTCCTTTAAATCATCATGCAAAAAGCCTAGCAAGGCTAGACTTCTATTTTTATTATTCTATTTCTACTGTGAACACCCCGTGACGTTCTAAAAATTCAGCATGAACTTTTTGGATTACTTCAACCTCTGACTTATAGAGTTTTGAATAACTTCCACCCAATCGTAACGAAACGCTCCATTTCAAAGATTTCAACCTATAGCCACGGTTATTCTCCAAAACATACATTTTAGGTTTAACTTTTTTCTCGCCTGTTAGGATTTTTCGGACTTCTTCACTATCAACTGGTTTCCCTTCTTTTGTGATAAAACCATTCTCTTCAAGCCACATGATACGCTTATATAAAGTCAATGAACGTGAGATTGGCGTTTCTCCGTCATAATGCCCCTCAACTAAAGAAAGTAGCCATTTCTCTAATTGTTCTTTGGTTTTAAAGGCTTTCTCAGCTTCATAAACAACCATGTTACCATTCCATTCTCTCACATTGCTTGGTGAGTAACTGTATTTGGCAACCAGATCTTTGAGATTAATAGACAGTTTTTTCAATGTATCGTATGACATTTGCGGTTCTCCTTTTAGAGCTTGTTGTGTTTGCCCTTTATTCGATTTATGATTATATTATACACTTTTCTTTACTTCTTGTCAATGCTTTTTATTATTTTTTTGTTCTTTTTGATTATTTTTTTGTGTTTTTCCTTTTTCCTGTCAATCTCCCACTTACAAAAGAAAAACAAACTGGATCATCAGCTTGTTTTTCCTGTATTCTTAATATCCTTTATTTTTCTAGTTATAATCTTCTTCAATTTCTCCTACTTCAATACTTGCTTCGTCCAAAACTTCATAGTCAGGAAGTTCATCATAGCATAAATCATTTTCTTTTTCATAGTTAGGGTATTCCGTTCGTAAATCCCTGATTGCTTTATCAACTGCAAACTGTTTTGCTTCATTCTCTGAATAGAATAAAGCGACTGTTTCATTATTCTTTCGTACTTGATACATCATTTTACAGTTCTCCTTTTCAGGACTAGTTGTGTCTGCCCTGTTCTTTTTTGAATTTATAATTATATTATACACTTTTTACGTTTTTTTGTCAACCTTTTATCTCCTATTTCTGCGAAAATTAAAGCAAATATTGGAATAATCGTCATTTTTTATTACTAATTTTGATTTATTTGCTACTTAAACAACAAATATCCTCTATCTCGTCCGTATTACCCCCTATTTTAGCTCCTGCGCTACTTTTTAGCTTATTGCCTATGATTCATTAGAAACAGATTTACGCCCCTAAAATAGCCAAATTAAGAATTAAAAAAGACTAGACTTCAAGGACTAGTCTTTTTTAATCAAATTTATGTTGTTTAGGACGCAATAACTTCAATGCTATTAGTACCAAGTCGTGACATCAGATTCATTAGAAAATCATAATTTAAAACCACTTCCCCTGTTTGTTCCTCTAAATAGTGAAATAGCGTGTTTGGAGTTACAACAAACCCATAATCAAAATTTCTCGTTCCTGCTTCAATCAAAGGATATTCAATGACCCTTTCGATTGCTTGTGAAAGGACATCAAGGATTCTTTCTCCATAGTTATATCCATACCCCTCACTAGAAAGGTTTTTTACTAGATTGTTTGTGTTATATGCAGAAATAGCAAGCTCCCCAATAAAACGTGTTGAAACCCCAATCCCTAGAGTTCTTTGGTAAGGTTTCAAGGTTTGATACAAGGTATCTTGTTCAGGAGTAAACTTTTCTTTGTACAAATTTACTGTTTGATCGTCAATGGAAGTCAAGATCGAATGAATTGAAGAATAAACTTCCATACGCTTATTGTTTAGGTATTTAGTAGGGTGACTATTTCCTAATTTTGAAATGACATCATAGATATAAAAATCAGGCGCAAATTTAATTGTCAGCTCCCCAGACTTGATTCGACTGTTTAAATTCTCCATTAGCTTTTGATTTTCATTTGCTACTTCTTTGTACGTCATTAGTCTATTAACTTGAATTTTCATGTTTGCGGTTCTCCTTTTATTAGGGTTTGTTGCGTTTCTCTATGTTTTATTTATGATTATATTATACACCTATTTAACTTTATTGTCAACTGTTTTATGGTTTTTTGATTATATTTTTGTGTTGCTCGTAAAATTTAAAAAGAGGGGGTTTCCCTCTTTTTATCCTACTTTAGCTACTTCTACTTCGATCTCCTCTGCTAAATATTCGATTAGATAATCTTTATCTTCTTCTGAGAGATTATCTAAATCATATTCTCCAAGCACCCCTGATTTCCAATACCAAGCACTCAAATCAAGTTTAGCTACTGGTTCAACAGGGAAATAACCTGCGTTCTGAGTTGTTACCTCTGTCTCTCCGTTAGGATAAACCACAAACACCATACCGTCACAATACAGGTTTTCTAACATTTCTTTTGATAATTTTTTATAATCTAAATTGTTCATTTTGACTAACCGCTTTCCTTATTCTTTATGTTTATATTATACACCTTTTGATACCCCCTGTCAACACTTTTGTTGTATTTTTTAATTTTTTGATTATCTTTTCATGTTCCTGCATTGCTTTCAGCAGAAATAAAAAGACTAACCTTTTTAAGTCAGCCTTTTTACAACAAAAAAACTAGCCTTTCGGCTAGTCTTTAACATTATGACATTAAGAAATTTAAGAAGGCAACAAAAGAAATTTTGTTGCCAACCGAAAACTCTTTATAGTTATATTATACATACACATTCCCACGTTGTCAACACCTATTTTTTGTTTTTGATTGTTTTTTTTATTTGATTTCAGCAACAAAAAAAGACTAGCTTTTCAACTAGTCTTTTAGAAAAGAGTAAATCTATTCAAAGTTTGCAGACCGTAATGTAAGATTTTTCTTCTCTGTATTTATATTATACACCACGCACCTTCACATTGTCAATACTATTCCATTATTTCTTCAATGTTTTCATCAATAACGCTCCATGTTTCATTGAACCGTACTGATGGTTTAATTTCAAGTACCCCTCTTTCAACATCTACTTCAATTTCCTTCAAAAGAAATGATACCTTTATCTTATTCCTATTTCGCTCCAAGACATATAGGTTGACTGCTTTTTCGCAAAATGATGATAAATTCCCATACCACATAGGATCATTCGTATAACTTTTACAACTGAGTTGAAGAATAGGAAGGGGCAACCATAATTTCTCTAGCTTTCCCCCTTCTTTTACCTTTTGTTCCTGAAACATTGCTACAACTGTTCGCAAGATATCAAGTTCTACTTCATTCCACTTTGGACACCTTGCGCACCCTACTTTTTTAAGTTTAGTTCCTGACACTCCACTTATCCTTTCTTCACTTTAGTTTATGCTCTATCCTTATAGGTTTTTAGATAGTTTATTATTCATTTTCAACAAAGACATAATATTTCTTATCTTTCCAGACAATACTTTCGTAAATAGTGTCTTTCAATTCCGAAGAATAATAATCAACTTCACTATTATACTCTAGTAGTGGAATTGTGTAGGTTACGCTGTGTTCGCCACACTCATTCTCTATAGTCACACTAACACCCTCTAGCTGTACTCCACTAACAAGATAGAGCGTTGCAGATTCGTCCATTTCAATATCTTTTTCTGCTACACTATCAAGGTCAATCCCTTGTTGTTTTAGGTAACTTTCTAAGGCATTGAAACATTCCCACTTTTCTCTAGTAAACATTGTGTTCCCCTTTTTCCTAGCTTAATTTTATGTTTATATTATACACCTCTATTATTCCCTTGTCAATCATTTTGCTAGTATTTTTTCTAGTTTTTTACCTAAAAACAATTGGCGAATATCGTTAAACATGGTACAATAGATTATAAGGCAAACCGCTTAAACCCTTATAATATATAGGTTTTAAGATAGTTGTGCTAACTAAAAAAGAGGTGAAAAATGAAAAAAGTTAAGTTACTTACTATCCTTGCTCTATCTACTGTCGCTCTAGGGGCGTGTTCTTCAACACAAAAACAAACTACCCCTAAAAAAGACAAAACTGAACAGTCTAGCAAGAAAGAAGATCAGGAAAAAGTCGTAAAAGAAAAGGTGACTAAAGACGCTAAGATCCTTTTAGATTCTGTCCTGACAAATGATTCAGTCAAATTCCGTAAAGTTTATGGTGAAACTTACGAAAAATGGTCTGACGCTATTATTGCTGTACAAACAAGCGAACGTATCAATGATGATGGACTTAAACCTGCTTCAACTTATAGCGTACAATGGCACGAAGATTTCCCTATTGAAACACCAGAAGAAACAATCTCAGGATTCTTGAAAGTAAGACGCAAGTTATTCCAAGACATTGGCTCTTATGATATCAAGGACGTTAAAGTAGATAAGTCAGGCGATTCTGCGACTGTTACTTTTACTTCTAAGAAATTGCACTCTAAAGGCTTAGCAAGCTCAACTAGACAAGTTTTGACTACCCTACTAGGGGGAATTGATAATCTCAGCAAGTACAATCGAGCTGGTGCAGACGTTGATATCAAACGTTACCAAAAACTAATCACTTACTGGATCTTTGAGCATTTATTCTCTAAACAGTTTACGTCCTACAATGACGTTGACCCTGTTTCAGCCCACACTCCACTGACAAGTGGTGACTTTGAAACAGAAATTAAGTTAGAAAAGGACAAAGAAGGCAACTGGACTATTTCAGAAGATGATTATAAAACATTGACTTCTGAACTGATTGACGATACCGAAGGTTACGATACCGTGGTACGTTCTAAAACTACTCCTTCAAGTTCTAGCAAGTCACAAAAGACTTCAAATGGTGATAGCGTATAATAGCTTGCTACTAAACAATAAGCGTCTGCACTTCCGAGTGTTGGCGTTTTTTCTTTCCACTAACGCCTAAAAAGGGCAATTTACGCCTTTATAAAACAATCTGGTATTACAATTCACTCTAAAACCTCGTATTCGCCCCTTATTTTAGCCCCTGTGCAACTTTACGACATTCAACCTGCAATTACACCCCTATATTTTAAAATCGCTTATACGTCCTTTTATGAGCTTTTTTATGACATGGGTATTAAAAATCAGGACACATTTTTAAAAATTTTAAAATAATGCGCGTGACTATTTATTTTACTTTTTTATTATACACGCGCATTTTATCTGTTTTATAATTGATCTATAGTTGATTTATAGGCAATCTATGATTAGGTTATGGTTTATTTATGGTTTGCTTATAATTGTTTCATAGTTTTATTTATAGCGGTTTATAGCGGTTTATAGCAGTTTATAGCTATTCTGTACCTCAGCATACTAAAAAAGACTAGCCTTTTAAAGCTAGTCTTTGTTTTCTTCTAATTCTTCTAACCAATCTGCGAATGAAGTTTCTATTTCTTCCCATAGACGGTCAGTATAAGCAACAATCGAACCAAAGTGACCGTAGAAGTCTAATACTCCCATTTTAGGTATTAAAGGCTCGTTAATACTGTTTCTAGCAAATGAAGCAATGATCCTACATTCTTCATCATACAAACTAACAAAATCTACAGAAAAACCATCATCTTTCAGCTCAAAAGAAATAAGCAATCCATCTACAAGCCCTTCTGAGTTGTAGGCGGTTTTTATTTTTCTTTCTCTCATGACTTTTTCGACTTTATAAAAGATCAAGTACATTCTTTCAAATGCTGTCGCTGTTTTAGTTGAAATTTCTTGTAACCAGTCAGTCAGTTTTTCTTTGTCTTTTTTATCCCTGATAGCTGTATTCAGCCGATAACCCTTGCTACTATCAGAAAATTCACGGACATAACCATAGCCAAGATAATTTACTCTTTCCCAATTTGTTTCTTTAAACTCAAAGTGTTCTAAGATCCAATTATCTTTATCTTTATCAGACCAAGTATAAAACTCTGGATATTCTTTCTTGATATAGTCCATCAGATTTTCCCAATGCCCACCAAGGTCAATATCAACACGCTTATCTTTTAACTTGTCAATGATATACTTCCCCAAAACGTCTCCCCCAATCAAATTAAAGAACAAAATAGAGTTTCCTCTATTCTGCTCTTACGATACATAGTAAAAATAGATAAAACGCACACTTGAACCATGTTTCTTTTTCAGTTCAGCCAATACAGCTTCTTTGTTTAAACGTCCTTTTTCAACAACTTTGATTTCTTCTGAACGCATACGTCCTTCTTGATAATCGTAGACATATCTTGTCTCCATAATGCTTCTCCTTTCTAACAATCTGTACTTAACCAAAAGTCACTCTCCTATCACTAAAAGTTCTTTTCAGTTAAATATTGCAATTCATCTTTGTAAGCTCGTTTGTGCCACTCTATACACTTTTTATGCTTATCTCCAATAAGACCCCCTCCAACAAGCTCACTAAAACAAGAAGGATCTGTGATAGTTTCGTCTTTCCGTTTTTTGCGCCAATTTGAATTAGGTCGAACCGCTTCACTTTTTAATTCATTGTTGGCTTGTTGTGATTTGTCGTTTAGGTTATTGAAAATAGCGCACATTTTCCCACCTCTTTCCTTTTTTGCTTACATAAATAGTATGCCATCTTTTGTTAAAAAAACGTCATTTTTCTACAATTTTTCCGTGTTTTAGAATACTGTCAATGATCCACTCGTACCCCAAAAAGCCTTCTGAACGCTTCATGATTTCTTCAAAATCCTTCTTTGCTCCTACAGTCATGGTGATTTTAGCAACCCAACCGTCTCCAAAATCATGAGTAAATGTTTTCTTTGCACCCCTGCGTAAATCAAACCCAAGTTCTTCAAGTCGCTCTCGTTTGCTAGTGGATAGGAATACTTCTTTAGCAAATACCTTACCCTCTCCTGTCCAATGACCATTCCAAGTGTTGATCTTGCTGTGTCCATATTCAAAGAGTAAAACTGTCATAATACGTCCCCTTCTTTTGTTCTTGCTTATCTAGTGGATTGTTTAGATCAGCTTCAAGCTGTCTGAGCTGTTTAGCTAAGTATCTTGCTCCTTCAATTCCTTTTAGTTCAATAGGCTCAATATGGTTATTGTCAAAACCAAAGATAGGAGAAACATAATTCTCTTTAATCTCCTTCAAAGCCTGCAACTGTTCCATTTCAAATTGTGGAACTGCTCTAGGGTCAAGATCAAGTCGTGCCTTGCCAATGTTCCCTTCTGCGTCAATCCAAGCATACCCCTCATAGGTTAAACCCCAAATAGGCTGTAAGTTGATAGCCTTATAAATTGGATCAAGATAGTTTACTGGAAAGCCATCAGGCAATACAACAAAACCATTATCTTCCTTCCCTTCGTGCCAATCAGCAAAAGGGGTACGGGGCTTGATTTTTGAAGCCCCACGTTCTTTCAGTTCATTCAAAATTTCTGTGTATTTCATTTTCTACTCCTTTTAGATCATTCCTAATTCTTTGAATAAGGCTTTTGCTTCTTCGATTGTTCCGTTCTTTTCAACTAGTTTTCTTGTACATTCTAAACGATACATAGTTACTGCCAACACTTCTTTTAGAGTGTTGATCTTTTCTTTATTCGCATTTTGAGCGACATACCACTTAATCATAGCGATTACACTATCACGATAACCTTTTTCGTTTTGGATAGCTTCTTCAATACGCATAGCACCTAAATTATCCAAAAACTCATGTAAGTTTTTCTCCATTTCTTCTGCGTATTTTTGGATTTCTACTGGTAGTGTTTCAATCATAGTTGCCATAGTTACGGTTCTCCTTTGTTTGACTTTTCTAGTCACTTTTTATTTCTTTGTGATTATATTATACACCCTTGTTTATCCCCTGTCAACTATTTTTATTATTTTTTTATGTTTGGTTATTATTTTTTTGTGTGCCTCATTCATCAACTGTCCACCTCACATTTTTCTAACAAAAAAAGCAGGATATCATTAAACCTGCTCTTTTTTGGATTTCGTATTCCTTGATAACTTCATTTTCTATACTTCTAACAAATCAATTAAAATTTGTTGACATTCTTTCTGAAATGAACCGTCTCCTGTAGCTCCTCCACCACAATACACATTGTTTAGAGCGTCTGCACAAATTATCTTTAACCCAAGCGTATACTCGTACAGCTTTTCGTCAACATACAGGATATCCGCACCGTTCTTTTCAGTATAGCCAATAATAAGGTTATTACTGATTCTGTTGCCATATTTTGAAATTTCTTCTTCACGGTAAGCCACTCTTAATATTTTTTCGCTTTCTGAAACATTAAGTATTTCAGCATTTACACGAAAATTATCAAGATATTTCTTTCCTTTGTCAAAATCAGCAACCATAAACGATTCAATAGAGTTTGTAATCATATAATCATAAAGTTTCTTTAAGTTTGGTTCTGTTTTCTTTCCAAACTCCTCAATTTTGACCATGTTTTCTTCTAGGATTTTTCGTTGAAAATCTGTATACAACATAACGCAACGCCTTTCTATTATCTATTAAATACCTTCCTTAAATCCATCTGTCAATGATTTTTGTCTTTCTGCATTATAGTCTTTCATTACACACAAAGGTACAAACCTAAAAAGTTGTCCACACATTCTTCTACTTCCTCTTTAGAGAAAGAATAGGCGTACCCTTCAATTTTACTCAGTAGTTGTACTGGCGTTTTATAAGTATTTACATACCCCCTTACGTTTCTTAATAAGGCTTCGCTATTATAACTACCGTCCGAGTTTTCAATACTCAAAAGATCTCGAACCCAACCTTGAATAAGGCTTCTCACAAATTTATAATGATCCGCTGTAGCCTTATTACTTTTTAATTTTTCCTCCATGAATTGCGCCAATTCATAGACGTTCGTTATAAGGGTATCAAATTTTTTTAATAGTTTTAGTTCGTCCTTTTCAAATTCGGTTTCTTCAAACAAACCACCATCTATAGAAAACAAACTAAATAGTCTTTCCTGTTCCACTCTTTTCCTCCTTCATTTTTTCTACCAAGTGACGCTCCCATCTGCATTACAGATAATCTTTTGAACTGTCATGTACTTGAAGTGCTGTTTTAATGCCTGTTCAATAAGATCTTTAATTGTTGGATCGTTTTCATCATACCATTCACTCTTATTTTCTAAGAGCCACGCTTTAGCTTGCTCTTCTGTTGTAAATATTTCTTGACGACCATAGCTAGAGTGTGAACGCCAAGCGTCATGATAATAAATTTCATACAAAATCATAGTTTCAATTTTCCTCTTACGTTTTTACTTCAAGCGAAAAGCAGGGGGAAGGGCTTTTAAACCACTTCCACCACTTTAATTCCGTGTTGCTTGATAAAGTCTGCAAAGTTTTCTTCAATTTCTTTGAGATCAGACTTGTAAAGTGTTGTTGGACTTACTTTCTTCCATTCAGGATAAAGGGTTACACCATATTGTCGTTTGCGTAGCGTAGCTCCTAAATCTGTTACCATAATGTATTGTTTCGGTTGTACTTTCTTTTCTCCTGTAAGGACTTTTCGTACTTCCTCAGTATCTTTTGCCATATCATTTTCAATTAAGTCGTTATCAATCAACCATTGAATACGTTTGTACATAGGAAGTGAGCGTGGTAGTTTTGTTACACCATCAATAACCCCTGAGACAAGCCCTAACAAATAATCTTCCAATTCTTTTTTGCTTTCAAAGGTTTTTTCTACTTTCTCAACGACCAAACGATCTCGCCAATCTCGTAGGTTATTAGACGAATAGCTGTATTTTACAGTCAGATTTTTAAGGTTGATAGAAAATTGTTTTAATGTTTCGTATGACATTTGCGGTTCTCCTTTTCAGGGCTTTGTTGCGTCTGCCCTGTTCTTTTCGATTTATGATTATATTATACACCCTTTTATGATCCTTGTCAACACTTTTTCATCATCTTTTTTTACTTTTTGATTATTTTTTTGTGTTGGTGAAATAAAAATAAAAACTCCTAAGTCTTTGCACGTTTCCGTGTTTAACTTTGGGAGTTAGTGTCTTATTATTTATTTTTTTTATTACTTAGTGGTCAATTTCTAAGAGACCGCTGGTTTTTGCTACCGTGTCAAACGGACTGCTCTAGAGCATGATCTAGAAGCAGAACTACAGACTCTCTGTTTTGCTACCGTATCAACACGAACTATAGCCCTGCCTGCTTACCGTAGTTTTCAGCTAGGCTACAATTTTTCTGGTTTTACCCAAGGATCGCAAATACTCCTATGTTTATATTATACACTTTTTAAAATTCTTGTCAATACTTCCCCTTAAAATACTACCCTACGCAAATAACAAGCAAAGTGGTTATGTTATCTCGTCCGCTAAGACCCCTCTTTTAGCCCCTCTGCTTCTATTTTGTCGTCTTAGGGTATTTATATAGGATTTATAAACAAACGCCTTATACTCTCTCCTATGAAGAAATAGAAAAAGACTAGTTAAACTAGCCTTTTATTTTACAGTCTATTCAAATACCTATTGCCATAAACATTAAATTTTTCATTAAATAACTTACTGGCTTTAAATACATTTTTTGCAGAATGACATTCAAAAAACACAATATAGTAGCACCCTTTTTTTAGGACTTCCTCAAAGTCTTTTTTTGTTACTGATAAACCAAAACGTGCTTGATCCTCAGAATTAAGTAAAACGTACTTTCCCCATTTCTTTTTTACTGGAACTTCCTTAAACATCAGCTCATTAAGTTCTACTGGTTCTTTTGAATAGTCAAAACTATAAATATAGCTCACTACCAACGTTTTCTTTTTAAACATCAATCATTCTCTCACTTTAAAATTTCTACCACTTTTTCGTATGGTGTCTCAGTTACAAAAGAAAAAGTCAAACGCTCTCCTGCAAATTTCAATTTCACGCTAGTTTCTTTGTCAGAAAGTTTTTTCACTCCCTGCATTTCAACTGTTCCTTTTGGAAAGTCATTTTTATAGTTGCCAATGCTCTCTTTTTCTTTCTTGCTTTTTTCGTTTTTCTTCTTACCGTTATCACTTTCTTCGTTCACCACTTCGATAGAATAGCTGTCTGGTTTAGATAATAAAGTGACAAGTTCTCCAACTTTTGTTTTACCTTTTAGCTCCATTTTATGTCTCCTTTTCAACTATCCATTTTTTATACAAACATAAACACTTCTTACATAAGTACGTTTCTTCTACACTTTCAATGTTGATATTTTCATATTCGTTAGCCCATTGACTATATTTCTTACACAATGAATTGTTCACGATTTCATCATCATAAACCACAAAAGCATGAGGTTTCGCATTGCCATGAATATAATCTGTGTTACTGTTTTCTGCACTTGCTATAGGCAACTGCCATACAATGCTATCCGTTGTTCGTCCTTGCCCCATTTTTAACACTTACCCCTTTTATCCATATTTCTTGAATTTTTTCAATGCTTCTTCCTGCTCTTTAGTCTTATTTTTTATAAGGTGAAACTTATAATAAATACTTAGTTTTTGCTCGTCATTAAACTCTGGGAAGTGTTTAATCAGAAAATCTTCAACTGGTTTTGTCATTTCACCTTCAAAACTAGCAAACTTAAAATCAGTATCCCAAAAGCAGACACTTCCTTCTGGTTCGTGATTATACCACTTCCCTCTTTCTATATTCTTTGCTCTCAAATCTTTGTATTGAGGCATTTCTAATAATTCTAACAACGTTTCTCTATGCTCTTTATGTCCGCAAGGAAAAAACACCCCATCTGGCATAAGCCAACCTGTATAACCCATTTTTTCAAACTCCCTGATCCTATTTTACAACTCTTGCAATGCTAAACTGTCAATTTTTGTGATAACAATTTCAACCTCGTCATAGTTGCTTGCTACTTTACTAACTGCATTTCTAGCTAGTTCAGACGTTGTAAATGATCCAATCAATTCTTTTTTCTTTAGTTTTCCTCGAAAATTAAAGATTGTTCCAATAGCATTAAATACTTCCATTTGTTTTACTCCTTTAAATTTCTATTCAGCTTCTTTTACAGCCCCTTTAGGGATAATGTATTGTTTTCCTCTAAATACAATCGAATACCCATCTTGCGATTCTTTCTTAATTGTTGCGCTTGCACTATCTTCCAATGCTAAACCAACACTCTTTTGAGTTTTAAGTTTAAAATCTAGGCTATTCCCATGTTTAGAAATATTGTAATACATTTCTACTGGTCTGTCTTGCGCACTTTCAACTTCTTTTGGAAGGTTTGTGATCGCATTGACACTTGTAACGTAAAAATACAGCATAGCTAAAATATTCACCGCATGAAGTACAGCCCATCTTTGCTCTTTTTTCTTCAAGAAATAACAAAGAAACATGAATGAGATTGTCATAATGATTAGGACTGCTACTTTTACAACCCCTAGCAAAGATAATGCTCCGTCTAAATTAGTTAATTTTTCGATCATGCTCTATTTATTCCTCCATTGCCTTGTCTATAATTTGTTCAATTTTCTGTAAATCTTCTAGGCTCAATTTCTTGTAAAGTTTTTGGTTTTGTAGTCCACCATAACCAATTCCGAACAAATCTACTAGCTTCGTGAATACATTATCTTTAGCCACTTTTGTTTCCAACTCATTTTTATCAATCCACAATACAAAATCAGCAGTATAATCAGTAGATTCTATTCCATCTGTAATACGATAGATCCGCTTATTGGTCGTAACGTATTTACTTCCTATTTTTGTTACAGTTTCCGTACTAATGCTCCCCTTCTCCAACATTGAACCAACTGTACCAATGCACTCCGCATAAACTTCTTGCCCCACATAAAAGTCTTTTTTAGTATATCGTTTTTCCATTTTACTCATGCTCCTGACTGTTTTTTACTCATGCTCTACTAATTTGATCTTGCTACCGTCTGCAAGTTCAATTTCATCTTTAGTAGTTTGAAGCAAGTCAACAAACGCCAATGCTTCGCTACTCATTCCATCTTCCAAATATCCTAGCCATGCTTCAAACACATCAAAGTCATGCTCTTCTAGGAAGCTATTCATTTCTTCAACCGTTGTTTCGTCTGTTTCCACATACCAACGTTCATTTTTCTTGTCGTATGATCCTTTTACTTTTAATTCCATAATTAGTTCTCCTTAACTTCATTTTTTGATTATGATTATATTATACACTTCACGCTTCCTCTTGTCAACTATTTTGTGATTATTTTTTAATGTTTTTTAATTACAATTTTATGCTATTGTGTAAAAAAGAAAACTCCCAAGGACAAAAACTATCGCTTTCGTCCTCAGAAGTCTCATTCTTCTACTTTTACAACTTCAATTCCCTCACAATTAAAGATCCAACTATAACCTGCTTCTTCTAGTTCTTTGCGTGTGTGACTTGTACGAAAAGGACCAAATTCATTTCCTCCGCTAAAAGTCCAATATTTTCTACCTTTATGGTAGGTTAAAACCCCTTCAATATCCCTTACACCTTTCACTCTAACTTTATATCGGGTTTCTTTTTTTATTTTATAACCATCAAGCCACGCATGGGAAAATACGTCCATGTTATTATCTTTGTAAAACCATAACCTCAGTTCGTCACCATCTTCATCAACTACATGACACATAGCTTTTTCTATATCCCAACCATTTTCTTTAGCAAATGTAATATAATTGCCCACAAATTGCGGTATTTCTACTTCCTGTGATCCTTTTAATCGCTTCAAATCGTTTATTATTTCTGTAATTGCTACAGCGTTTAAATTACCGTTGCTTTTAAGTAGTTCATATTTTTTAATCAATTCTTTTATGTTCATATTTTTACCCCTTTATCCTAGCAATTCAGGATTTTCATAGATATTACCAATCACTCTATAAGAACTGATATCATCTATAAGCTCACTAAAAGAGGTTGTGTCCTCTACACCTATTGCTTCCACAACAAGGACTGCTTGCCATTTATTCCAAACTAGCTTCGCATTTCCCAGAACTTCGTCTCCATCTTTCAACTCAAGAATATCTCCCTCGAAAATTTCCACTCCGTCCTTGTCAAAGATCCCTGTTGATTGCATAAGATAATCTTCTTCAATTTCCCAACCATTCAATATTTTATGAGTAAGATCTCTGATATCATTTGCATAAACTTTGTTATTCCAGATAATCAGTTCACTAGTTGTATACATCTTCTGCTTGCTTTTATCCCACGCTCTGAACTTCAATCTGCCCATTTTTTCTCCTTTACTCCTTTTATCGCTCTGCTTCTTCTTTATTGCCCTCGTAGTAACTCCTCAACTGAGGATTTTTTTCTACCATTCTTTTTACATACAAGGCTTCTCTGATACACCATTCTATATACGCAAAAGGAAACAGAACTAAAAGAAGGGGGCTAAATACAACCCCAATAACAACAATAACTATCGTTCCCAACGTACTTTCTGCAACATAGCCTATAAACTCACTTAGAGTTTTAATGCTCTTGACGTGACTTGTGAAAATTAGTTTGTTTTTTTAGCTTCATCACTACTCCTCGTACAATAAACCTTCATTCATTTCTCGAAAGACACGTTTTTTTAGAAGAAAGCATAAACAAATCTAATTTTAGAATAGCCTGATCCTACTTGTTCAATTTGTGTAATCATCTTAGTTAGGTTTTCTTTCTGCGAACCAACAATTTCTAAATAGCTCTCGTAGTCTTTTAGCGATTGCAACTCGACTACATATAGCGAACTTACGTCATGTAAGTAAAAGAAAATATCCTTAGTTAAGTTAGTTGCTTTTCCTGTATCGGCTTTCACGTTTAAAGTGGACAATCCTTTGATCTTTTCCCCACTTGTATCTTTCAATAGCGTGTGTAACTTCGTATCACGCACTACGTCAAGCATTTCAGGGAGTGTTCTACCAAATAAGTATTGTGCTTCTTTAGGATAACCATAGCCATCATAATTCAACTGACTTTGATCCGTTAAAGGAGAAATGTTTTCCCATACTCCTTTAGCTTCGTTAAAGCCTTCTGCAAAACCATATAAATCAATTCCCATTTTTTGTATTCCTTTCATTTCTATTTATCATTCATTCGGAGGTTCAGGGAAGCTAGTCCAAAAAATTACTTCTTCTTCTTCCCCAAAGTTTTCAAAACCAACCCCATCTTCATATTCTATCCAAGTATCTGTAGTTACCCCACTTTCAGGGGTATAAACCAACACTTCCTCGTCAATTTCAGGGGCTACTCCCTCCCAAATGCCTGTCACTTTATCTCCAAAGAACTCTTTTTCTTCGTCTGTTAGTTCTCTTGCTACTAGTTTATTCCATTGTGTTTTATCCATTTTTCCACCTCTTATTCTTCTAGCAACTCTGGATTTTCATGTACATTGCCAATGACTTCAATACCTTTTGAAATGTATTTCAAATTTTTGTCAAAATCTTCCACGCTAACGTTAACTCCATCAGCAAAGAAACACTCAAAATTACTACTGTCAATCGTATAAAACCCTAACATTGGGTGTCTATAGATTGCAAGATTGCCATTCTCACCTTTGAGAATATCCCCCTCAAAGATCTCTGTTCCATTTTCATCAGATAAGCCTATTGAAAGCCCCAATGTTTCAGGATCTACAGAACACCATTCTCCAATAGAGATATACTCGTCATTCGCTTCTACGACGCCATTGATAATATAAGACATTCCTTCATCTTCAATGAGATAGCCACGTTTCCACTCACCTTTACTTTCTTCGTGAGTGGAAATACCTCTAACTTTTAATTTCCCCATCTTGTCTTCTCCTTATCGTCCTATCAATTCAGCATTTTCGTAGATATTTCCTACTACTGAGTGATAAGTGGTACAATCAACCAAATCAGCAAAATATCCACGTTCCTCGTTTTCTACAGCCATAAACTTACCGTCCTTATAGATAACATACAAGTATACTAGTTCGTCTCCGCTTTCGTCTACATCAGCGAGAATATCCCCCTCAAAGATCTCTGCACCGTTTTTGTCAAATAGACCTGTTGAACTCATGAACTCAACTTTTTCAATTTCGTTCTCTTCAAATGAAAATGCGTCAACCTCTTCGTTCAAAAAATCAATCCTTATCACGTCTGACATAGTTTTTTCCGTTTTTGACCACGCTCTATATTTTGGCAATTTCATTTTTACTGTTCTCCTGTTTTTAAATATTTCATTTATGGTTATATTATACACTCTTTATTTCTCTTTGTCAACACTTTTTATTATTTTTTTGTGTTTTTGTATTATTTTTTAATGGGGCGCGTGATATAACAAAAACTTTCAAGCGTACCAAGGATTTTCAGCTCCTAGCACCTCGAAAGTTTAAAGGTTGATTATATTTTTTAATCTTTTGTGTTATAACCGCATTTATGATCCGTTGCGTTGTATTCAGCAATATACTTACTTTCCAACTCTAACAAGTCTTTTTCTGAACCTTCTTCTAAAACGTCTATAACCTCATAAGTCCACTCGGTTATTTTGCTGTTTTTCATTGCTTCATGGAAATAGCTACCTGTCTGCGCTTTGAAATGTTGAAACCAACGAAAGATAGGGTGGTTTACTGTTTTACCAATATACACTTTCCCTGTTTGCTTATGAGTTATCTTATAAATAAAGCCAACTATTTTACCATTTTTGTAAGTCCTATCATCTTCTCTAAGACGATTTTCATAGTATTGTTCTTCATGTTCCAAACAACAAAAATAATATCCGCTATAATCGTTGTTCTTTAATTCAATACGACTTACAGGGTTTTCTCCGCAATATTGGCAAGGTATTTTTTCTGTCCAAAATGCTTCCCATTGACTATCCAATTCATAGATATTGGCATAAAAGAACTCTTTGTCTATCGTCCTTTGAGGAACTTTATCAAAAAAATATTCTGGATAATCATTTTTTACTTTATCAAGCACATCACGTTTTGTATCATAGTCAAAATACAATTTCCGTTCTACTTGTTCAGAATAAAAATCCCCCTTATTTTCTTTCCTATGATTTATCCTTACAAACCAATTTGCCATATCATTTTTCTATCTTTTTGACCTTTCCTCAACTTTTTTTAAGTAATCTGATATATTTTTATCAAACAGTTCATCTGCCAGATCTTCAATTTCCTTTTGTGTCAATTTACGTTCAATCATTGTAAAATCTAGTGTTTCTCCTGCAATCAATAAGCTATTTTGGTATTCAAGGAAATTTTTTAGCGGTTCTACACTTGCTCCCTGTTCTTCCAACCAACCAAAAAGATCCGTCAAATCAGTAACAACAACTCCTGTATTAGTCTTTTTATGTTCTACATTCACACTAAAAAGGTCGTAGTCTAGCGTATAAGTTATTTCTTCCCCATTACTTTTATAGTTTTTTACAATCATTTTTCCCCCTCCATTTTTCAACCAACTGCATTACTAACTTCCCAAAAAAAGTTTCAAGTCTTTGTGAACCAGTTCTGTCAATAGCGAACCTAGCTCTAAAAAATTCCTTTGCTAATTGGATAACAAACCACATTTCAATCACAAAATAACCAATAAATGCAATCCATAAGAATATTTCGGCAATTAGGAAATTCGACATTTTTACTAAGAAAATCCCAAAATAATCAACCCCCTTCTCCACTATATAATGGAGAAAAAGGATAGATAAAGAACAAGGTAAAACGCCAACATTCCTATACCTGAAATAAAAATTACTTCGCTTCATACTACTTCTCCTTTGTGATTTCTTCCGCTTTCTTGCCAAAATAGCTCAATTTCATGTTTAGCAACAACAAAAATTCATAAGGTGCGTTAAACATGATCTCAAAGCCTCTCTGCTTGCGTGTATCGAACCATGACATACTTTCTTTGTCAAAGTCTTTTCGTTGCTGTAGGGCTTTAAAATCCTCCTTATAGACGATAAATTCGTCACCAAGTTCTAAAATATCATTTACAATCTTTTCAAAACGATTTTTTCGATAATTCTTAATCTTGTGCCAAATATACCGTTTCTTATTATTGATCTTGATATAATTTTTTGACTTCTTCCAAGTGTGTACACCTTTTTTAGGCACACCATTTTCTTCGTAGTTATCAGGATTGTTAATTCGTCTTGAATTTTCAAGTTTTGCGTCTAATTTTGCCAATTTTTCTGAATAGCCCAGATCATTTGTTAAATCAAATCGCAATTCTTTGTTTGAACTTTCATTTTTTGCAACGACTTCTAATTTATCTACATCTAGTGAAATTACAACCTTTCCTTTTGCAGGAAGAGTTTCTTTTGTTCCATAGGGTGCACCGTCAAACACAAACAAACCATAATATTTCCAAGTATTATCTTTTACCAAAACACGTTTAACTGCATATAAAGCTAGTTTTTGCGTTTCTAGTGCATAAGCCAATCTAATTTCATCATCATTATTGAATTTCCAAGGAAGAGTGATCTTGTTTTTACGCTTCCCAAACGAAAGCCCTTCTAATGATACATTATGATTTTGTTTTCTGTACCAAATAGTCGTAAAATCAACCATTCTAGGAACTTTCAAAAAGTTATCACTATCTGACTGACTTCTACGTTTTAAGTAGGCTTTTTTTGTTGCCTGTGCCATATTTTCAACATTAGACCAGTCAAGAATAACAGCTTTTGAGTAGCGTTTGTACATAACGCTTACCTGCCCCATATTGTTGTAGTCAACAAATTTCCCACTATTCAAACCGAAAGCATTATTAAGAGCAATCCAACCTTCTTTTAGTTCGTCTGATTTTTCCTTATATTCTGCTTTTAATGCTTTTTTTAGCTCTTTGTCTTTAGTTTCTTTTATTTTTTCTTGTAGTTCGTTCAATGTTTTAGTTTCTTCTGCAAGATATTTATAATCATCAGAAGATTGTCTACGATATTCTTGTCTGTTGAAATAGTTTACCATTTCACGCTTCATTTTATACCCATATTTAAAGATTTTTTCAAGGTAGTCTGTGTACCCTTTTGGATCAATCTGTACTTTTAACGTATAAGTCATTACTCTCCCCTTCTCTTTATTTATTTAAGTTTTCTAATTCTAAGTCAGCAAGATATCGCAAGTGTTTCATAGTAACTTGACATTTCTTATCAAAATGCTCTTCCCAAAAGCGTTTAGTTGCCTTACCATACTTCCAATAAAAATCCGTTCCTATCACTTCTCCTAGAACAGTATCATCTGAAAGTTGCTTTGTTTCATTTAAAAAATTTTCAATAGTTTCTCTCATTCTGCTTTTCCTCTTTTTTATTTTATATTTATATTATACACCCTCTTGTGATTTTCGTCAAGTGGTTTTTGATTGGACACAACAAAAAAGCGGTATACACTTTGTATACCGCTTTCCCTGATTATCGTATGATTTTACTTTGCAGACTTAGAAAGAACTCTAATTAGTTTTCTTTCTTTTTGTAACCCCATGCACCTAAACCAAGCAAACCTAGACCTGCGATAGCAAGAGCTGTTCCTGCTTCTGATCCTGTGTGTGGCAACTGATTAGTTGCAACTGCTTGTGTAGCTGGTTGTTGAGGTTGAGGTTTTTCAGGTGTCTTAGGAGCTTCCTGTGGAGCTTCTGGCTTCACTTTATCATAAACACGGACTGTCAGACCCTTTGGATCTTCTACGTTCTTAGAATCGCTAGGAGCAGGTTTGTAACCTTCAATTTCTTTGAACGGTTTAGTACCATCTTCTTGTGGTGCAACTGGATTTCCTTCTGTGTCAATATGAATTGTGATAGGTTTTTGCACTTCACGATAAACGTAAGTTACAACTGTTTTACCTTTAACCACGTCACCTTTTTCGTTACCTTCTGTACGGACTAGTTCGTAAGTTACACCATCTTTAGTGATTGCAACTGGTTTGTGATCTGTTGTATCGTACTTAGTACCTACTTTAGCTTGTGTAGTATCTGCTACTGGATCTTTAAGAACTGTACGTTCTTTGTCGTCTTTGACGTAACGTACTTCAACGTCACCTTTGACAATCTTATAGACACGAACTGTTTCACCTTTTGGATTTTCTGTGTTCTTAGGATCTTTTGGTGAAGGTTCAAAGCCATCAATATTCTTGAAAGGTTTTGTTCCTTTTTCAGGAGGGGCAATACGTTTACCTTCTTCGTCAATATGGATTGTTGTTGGTTCAACAGTTTGACGATAAACGTAAGTTACAACTGTTTTACCTTCTACAACTTTACCTTTTTCAACACCTTCTGTACGGACTAGTTCGTAAGTCACGCCATCTTTGGTGATTGTTGTTGGCTTGTGATCTGTTGTATCGTAGTCTGAACCTACTTTACCATCTACTGTATCTGCTACTGGATCTTTCAATACAGTCTTAGAAGCGTCATCTTTGACGTAACGAACTTCTACATTACCTTTCTTAATTCGGTTGTAGACACGAACTGTTTCGCCCTTTGGATCTTCTACATTCTTAGGATCTTTTGGTGAAGGTTCAAAGCCATCAATGTTCTTGAAAGGTTTTGTTCCTTTTTCAGGAGGAGCAATTTCTTTACCTGAATCTCCATCAATATGAATTGTTGTTGGATTTTCAACTGGTGTAGGCGTTGGAGTTGGTTTTGGTGCTTCTTTCAACTTGTAAACATAGGTGATTGTTTCAGTTCCGTTAGGAATCTTAGTAGGATCAACCTTGTCTTGTTTAGTGAAAGTATAAGTCTTACCTTCAAATGTAATTTCGTTAGGGTGACTTAATTTAACTGCTTCATCAACTGGTTTTTCACCTGTATTTGTAGACTTAGCAATTTCTTTACCACTTTCGTCAACAAATTTTTGAACGATTGAACCTTTCTTAACTTCTGGTGTTGGAGTTGGTTTTGGTTCTTCTTTCAACTTATACAAGTAAGTTACAACTGTTTTACCTTTGACAACTTGACCTTTTTCAGTACCTTCTGAGCGCACTACTTCGTAAGTTTTTCCATCTTTTGTGATAGTTGGCAACTTAATGCTTGTAGTATCATACTTAGTTCCGATTGGGCTTTCAGGGGTTTGAATTACAGGATCTTTCAATACAGTACGTTCTGTATTATCAACAACATAATGTACTTCAACCAAACCTTTAGCGTCTTTATTTGGGTTAGTCGCTGTTGGTTTATTTACTGTGTAAGATACAAGGTGATAGTTGACTGTTGGAACTGTTGGAGCTGTTGCATAGTTCTCATTGACTGGATCAACCAACTTAGAGTTGTATGCCATAAGATTTTCAATTGGATCTTTATGTTTTGCTGTGTACTCTGCCAATTTATATTTTCGATTTACTACAGCAAATTTATTCCCACCATTCACAAATGTGTTCGATAGTTCTTTTGTGTCGTCTACTCCAAAATTAAGAGAAGACGGCTTATTTTCTGTAGTTGGAGCTAGTTTGATTTCACTAGCTTTAATATTAAGATTAGGATACCATTTGGCGTTTACGAATTTTGCAGTCAATTCTTTAGAATCAATTGCTTTACCAGAAGCGTCAAGATAGTTCCATGTGCTTTCTAAACCAAATTCTTTGCCACTACTCATAACTTCGTTGGCAAAACCTGAACCACCAAAAATGTAGTTAGAAATAACTGAACCAGTACGATCCGCTAAGAGCGCAACTTTTCCTGTTCCTACAGGAGATCCTTTAAGAGTAAGAGAACGTTCAATCGTTTTTACTCCTAATTTTCCTAATTCAGAATCAGCAGAAACATTCACTTTATAAGTAATAGTTTCACCGTCATTCACCAAAATAGGAACTACACTAAGACTTGAACGGTTAGCAATAGAGTTATTTACTCCATTAAATACACTACCACCTTCGTAGTTCATAGTGATTTCTTTTGGCGCTGTTCCTACACTAGAGTTCAAAACCGCAAGAGTTGGATCAATTTTGTTTGCGCTAAATTGGCTAGGAGCGTTCAAATAACGAACTGTACCTGCACTTGAAGAAAATTCTCCATAGCTAGTTTGTCCTTTATTATAAGCATCATCAGCCAATGCTCGCAAACCGTCGCCAGTAGTGTTGTAAAGCGAAGGGTTATTGCTCAAATTATCAATAACTTCTTGACGTTTTACACCACCTGCTTGTGATTGTGATTTGAACTCAGTTGTTTTCTTTTCAATTTCTGCCTTTTGAGCTTCAACTTCTTTTTTAGCTTGTTCAGCAAGTTTAGCAGTTTCTTCTTCCGTGTTTGCAGTACCAATATTCTTAGTTGGTTCAGCGTTTACAGTCAATCCTGCTTCTTTTGCTTTGTTAGCTGTTTCTGTCAAACCTTCATCTACTACAACTGTTTTACTTTCATTTGTGGTTGCTGTTGTAGATGGTGTAGCTGTTGTTGCTTCATCTGCGGAAGCTGTGTTAGCTCCAATCAAAAGTGTTGCTCCAAGGGCAATACCACTTGCTAAACCAAAGGCTTTAGTCTTACGCAAAAAGCCATGACCTTTAACATTTTCTGTTTTCTTCATTTCCATAATTTCCTTTCTCCCTCTTTTATTAGGAGAACGTTTTTTTACGTTCTCCTAACTTAGAGGTCAGACATTAATTTTCTTTCTTTTTAAGAGTTGCGCCTGCCAATACCAACGCTCCCATACCTGCCATAACAAGAGCTACTGAGGCTGTAGTTCCTGTAAGTGGAAGGCTAGGTGTGCTTTGTTTTACAACCGCTTTTTTAGCTACATCTACAGGGTGTACTTCTGATGATACCCCAATTTCATGAGCTTTAGCTTCAACATTACCTACTTTTGGTTCTGTCGTTTTCAACGTTACTTTAGCAACCTTAACCGCTTCTGGTTTCACTTCTTGATTGGTAGTACCAAGTTTAGAAGGTTGAAGTTTATCTTCTTTTGCATTAGAAGCACCGTTTGAACCTGCTGTTGATTTGATTTCAACTGCTTTCTTACCTGCTTCTTTACCATCAATATTCACAACTGCGGTTACTGTACCGTTTCCTGTTGCTTCAAATTCAAGAGTGTAACTTCCGTCAGCAAGTTTTTCAGAAAAATCAACTTTACCGTCTTTAACTACAAGATCTTTAGTAGTTGCTCCTTTAAGAGTTGCTTTAGTAACTGTTACACCGTTACCGCCAACTGTAACTTTAACAGTTTGAGCTTCGCCTTTAGTTACTTTTTCAACTGTTGTTGAAGCAATTTGTTCAGCAAGTTTCTTGCTACGTTCTTCATTTGGAATAAGGCTTCCGTTTGGTTCTGCAAGATAAATATTAGGGTGTCCTGCTTGAATCATGCTCTTATTAGCACGGGAATCAGCACCACCATAAATAACGCTCAATAAAGTTTTGGCGTTTTTGCTTGCCCACTCAAGAATTGAACCATCAAATGTTTCATCTTGCATTTTCCAATCATCTGTCAACTGGACTACAACTGCGGTTGCATTTTTATCACGAACTTTATCAAAAAGATCTTCAAACTCTTGACTTTGTTTTTTACCTTGGAAGTCATACATCAATTTTGCTTTATGCAATTCGATAAACCATGTACCACCCATAAAGTTATTATTCTTATTAGGTTTAACTTTATCTAAAACATCTAACAGTTCTTGCTTAGACATCAATCGTGAAACAGGGCGAGCATTGTCCATTTCTCCCGTTGTATAATAAGAGCTACCATTATTTGTTTCATAGAACGCCAACATGACTTTATCCTTGTCGTTCATTGAGTTAGCAATGGTTGTCAAGTCCTGCAAAATGCTCTCTCTTGTTCCCATTCCTGTTGAACCTGAACCATCAATCGCAACTAGGATATTACGAGGTTTAACTTCGTTTGAAGCCTGTTCAGTTGACTTAGTTGTAAAGGCAACTGAACCTGTAGCCTTACCGTTTTGTCCTGCTTGACCTTCAACACTCAATTTACCTGAAATAGTTCCTGCTGTATTGTCTTTAGCTTTGAAAGTATAAACAAGTTTGTACTCGCCAACTTCGTCAAGCGCTTTAGAAGAATCTACTTTTCCATTTGCAAAGACTGTTTCTTTACCAGAAGGAGAAACCAATTTAACTGAAACAACATCAGCGCTTCCGCTATTAGTTACATTTCCGTTCCATTTGCTTCCTGCTTTTTCGTTCTTGATAGAAACAGTTTGTGTGTAAGAGCCATCAGCGTTCTTAGTCGCTGTTGATCCACTAACAAGTTCAGCTTTTGCATTTTTGTTAGCTTCATTCACTTTGGCGTTATTTTCACGAATAGTTTTATTTTTAGCTTCTGCGTCTGCGACAGCTTTGGCAACTTTAGCTTTTGCTTCCGCAATAGCTTTTTGTGCGTCTTTAGGTTCAACTACTGTTTCACCTTCTACAGAAACATTCACACCTTTAGCTTTTGCGTCTGCAACAACTTTGTTCAATTCAGCGTCTACAGATTTTTGTTGCGCAACAACTTCGTTAAGTGCTTTTTCAGCTTCTTCAACTTGTTTTGAAAAGGCTTCTACATCACCATCTTTAAGATCAATAGTTTTTACACCTTCAAACTTAACGCCTGCTTGTTTAGCCATTTCAACTGCTTTAGACAAGCGACCTTGTGCGTCTTTAACTTTTCCAGTTAAAGCGTTCAATTCTTCAACTTGTTTGGCAATATCTTCTTCGCCTTTTGCAAGATCATCATACGTTACTTTTTCGTCAAGTTGTACATTGATCCCTACTGCTTTTGCGTCAGAAATAGCTTTTTGAAGTTTTGCGTTAGCTTCATCACGACCTTTGGCAAGCTCTTCAATTTTTTTGCCTTGTTCGTCAAGATCTTTAGAGGCTTTTTCTACTGTATCGTGAGTGACTTTTTTGCCTTCTTTGACATCTACATCAAGTTTTTTAGCTTGATCTTTAAGATCAGAATACTTTTTATCAAGTCCTGCTTGATCTTTAACTTCTTCTGTCTTAGGAGCTTCTTTTGTTCCCGCTGTTGCTTCTTGATTTTGAGCATTAGCGTTTGTAGCTGTTGGAGTTGCTGTAGCGTCTGTTGCTACTGGTGCTTTTGTTTCTGTCGCTACTGTTGTTGGAGTTGCGTCTGTATTTGATTTAACTTCATCAGCAGAAGCTACTTGACCTGCCAAAAACATTGTTGCCCCAAGGACAATCCCTGATACAACTTTTCCTGCTTTATTCTTGCGAATAAATCCATGACCTTTTTCTTTCAATTCCATAAAAATAGAACTTCCTTTCTTTTCCATAAAGATTAAGCCTTATTGACTTTACCTTTCAATCCCTTACCTGCTTTAAATACAGGAGACTTCTTAGCTGTGATAGTGATTGCTTTACCTGTTTGTGGGTTACGCCCCTTGCGTTCAGCACGATCTCGCACCTCAAAGTTACCAAACTTGTCGATACGAACTTTCTCACCATCAGACAAATATTCTGAGATTTTCTCAAAAACATAGTCTACAGCTTCCTTTGCGCCTTTTTTAGTCAATCCAAGATCAACCGCCATTGGCTCAAAAATGTCACGTTTTGATTTCATTTTTACACCTCCTCTGTGACATATAATATACTTTAAATTATAGCACTATCCTTTAGATAAATCAAGCAATAAACAACAAAAAAGTATTATTTTATATATTATAAAATAATACTTTTTATCTTCTAAGCGATACCCATTTCAACGTTTATTGCGTTTTTTAACGGTTCTTTTAGCCAAAAATTACTAATTAATTTTTTCTCACCAGACACAAATTTTTTGTAATTCTCATATTCTGATAGCTCAGTGTCAAAGATTTTCTTCGACATTTCTTCTATATCGCCATTGAATTTTACTGTTGTTTTTGGCTTCCTTGATAATATTTTCTCAGGAGATACATTATACTCTTCTGCTACTTCTTCCAGACATTTATAGTAAGGGTTATCAGAACTAGGTGTAGCAATTAAACCTTGCAAAATTTCATCTGGGTTAAAACTATCTAGTAAAATTTGAGATATTTTTTGGATTGCCTTTGTCTCAGAAGCAATTTGTTTGTTTCTTTCTTCCCAATTTTCTACATTATCAAGAATCTCAATACTTTTACTTAATTTTTTAAATAAGCTAGGTAAACATAACAAAGTGTTAAAATCTTCCGAACTCATTTTAGGTACACTATCTATTGATTGCGGTCTATTGATATTTAACATCAACGTCATAAGTAGGACAATATCACTCTCATTTCCCTGTGTATTCACTTTGACTTGATAAAAAGTGTTATTCAGCTTTGCATTTTCAAGACCTGCTTCTTTAGTTTTATCAATAAATTCTGAAACCAACTCAGGGTAGCTATCTATATTTTCTGTTAAGATCTTATTCACTTGCAAAGCGTCAAAAAGAGCATAAAAGTTATCAAGCAACTCTTCCGAACCAACCATTCTTTTTTCCCATTTATCAATAGTTTCATTCAACACCACCTCTAAGTCTATTAGATGGTTCTGTTGCCATTCTTTCAACGCCATTTCTGTAGCACGTTCTGTAGCAAAAAACGCTCTTAAACCGTCTTGTAAATCCTTCTCAGCAATATACCCATTACTAATACCAATTTCTACCCACTTATCATAAGACGCTCTCAGACGTGGTTTTAAGTGCCAATCTACATCTATATAAGTCACTCCTACAGGGAAACCTTCTGAGTGAAGGTGATCTTCTACTAGTTCTTTAATCACGCTCGGTTCAGCTTCAATCAGGGTTTCTGTAAATCCTTTTAGATCAAACTTTTTTTCAAACTCAGTTGTAGCTCGTTTTAATAGATCATCTTTAGTTTCTTTTTTTCGTTTAATAGTAACCATATCTCTCTCCTTTTCTGATCTATTTAATTGTATCAAAAAAAGCAAGCTCTTTGTGAACTTGCTTTTTAAACTTAAACTACAGCCATTAACTCTTTTGAACGCTTTAATTGCTCTGTGACTTCTGAGACTTCTCTAGAAAGGGTAATCACTTCTTTTGCAAAGTCCTGAATTACACGAATGACGTTAGAATATAACTCTTTATCTTCTGGATCAGCTTCTTTCTCACCTTCTTCTAAGGCTTTAAGATTACTACTGCTCCAATCATTCAACGTGTTCAACGGTACAATCAAACCGCATAGTGTTTTTAATTCTCTGTCAATATCATCTTGCTTAGACATATTCTCTAATTTAACAAAATGAAGTGCTTGTTCTTGATCCCCAAAAATTTTCTTATCTTCATCAGATAGGTTTCCACCTGCTTCATCAATATTTTTTAACCACATTTCCAAATTGGCTTCAAAATTATCTTTGTTGTCAGATACATTTTTTAATGCAAAATTTATTCCTAATAAAGTATAGTCTTTGATTAAAATTACATTTGCCATTATCATTCTCCTTCCCTATAAGTTGCTAGTTGGATCTGCTCTGTCATGGTGTCATAATTCCCTGAGTAAACCATGATATTTAAACCATCACTAAACGTTATAGTAAATTGCAACGTTCCGTCTAGGTTTGACTTAAACACCTTTGTTTTTGAAGCGTCATATTGATAATTTAGAATCATTTTTTCTTTGATAATCAATAAATCTCTACGATAACTTGATAAATCATGGTTTAGTCTATCAGGAACAATGGAATTTTTATCTGGTGCTTGACTAAGAGCGTCAACCATCTTTTGAATCATTTCTTTTGTTGTGTCAGCTTCTTCACCTGTCACCTCTTCATCTGGTTTTTCAAGAGTTTTTTCTAGCTCTTTTTGAGGATTGCTAGTGACAATTTCCACTTGTTCTTTTTTCTTCTCTTTTTTGGAGGAAGATTGGGTAGTTGCCTCCTCTAGTTTGAACTTATTCCCAGAAGTCTTTTTATTAAAAAATAAGAAAAAACAAGCAAGCCCAAGGATCACGACACCAACAAAACTAATCAATATTCTTTTTGTTAAACTACTCATTTGTTACTCCTCTGTGCTGTGATGGTTAAAATCTTCTGCATTTTCCTTAGTGCTGTATTTACCTCTGTCGTCTCTTACCGTATTGCCATTCAAAAGATCAGCAACTTTTTTGTAGTAAGTATTTAGATCAGAATATCCTTGTAACGCTCCTGTATAAGTACAAGCAAGAATTTTTCCACTCTCATTTGTTTTCACAATATAATTTAACAGGGCAAAGTCTCGTTTATCATTCGTTACTGGAACTAACACCTGAAAATATCTATTTGCAGTTGTTGAACCACTCATAACAGATACCATTACTGTACCTGCCAAAGATGTAGTAGATTGAGTTTCTTTCCCCCACGACTGAGAAGCTAGAAGATTGTAAATGTTTTTCTGAACACTTAGGTTTTCTTCTCCTTCTCCCTCTGGCACATTTTCATCTTTTTTAGAATTATCTGTGTCAATAGGTTCTTCTGTACTTGCACTTGAAGCCAAGTATGGTTTCAAACTTCTATAGGCTGTGTCTACCTTTGTATCAAACCTGATACCAATAAGTGTCTTAAAAAAGTTATTTAAGTCTGTGTCAGCGTTCAACTTCGTAAAATTTAAAGCAAAATCCGTAGGATCTCCATTTTCGTCCTTTTCCTGATCTGCCTGAATATCTGCAAGTTGTCCTTGTACCACTCTCAATTCGTTGTTTTCAATATTCCCAATTTGTGTTGGAAGATCCTGTGTTGAAAACAACCTGCCTACCTCGCTAGTTGTGTAGGTTTGTGTAACCGTAACTTTTTTTGAAAAGAAGTAACCCCCTGCAATAAAAGCCACAATAACAGGCACAATCGTAGCTAAAGTGATTTTTTTCCAATCGGACGCTTTCACCAGATCTTCTAAATCATCTAACCATATTCCAATTTTCTCAAACATACCTTATTTACCCTTCCTCTGGACTATCCCAAAAAACAGATCCATCAATTTCAATATCCCCTTCTTTATAAAAAACATCACTTCTAGGTATTTTTTCAAGCCACGCCATAAAAGGTTCAGTTCCGACCATTCCACCCTTCATGATATTTTCTTCTGGCATATTTACTAGATCCACCTCTAGGTTTTTATATAAATCAGGGCGCAAAACCACTTTATCTTCAATTTTACGCCATTCTAACAATGAAATGAATACATAGTGATCTTTACTATCGCTTTTTCTTTGTAAATTCTCTACTAAGCGTTCAATTCTTTGTTTCTCGTATTTGTTTAATCGTCTTGTATTTAAACGGACAAATATATAATTTTTCGCCATACCTCACTCCACATTTACGCTTTCTTTTCTCTCGATAAAAGTTAAAACAGAAGCATAATCAAACATAGCTATTTTTTCTTCGTTATCACCTGTTTTAACAGTTCCCCAAAGGTTTCCGTCTCCATCTAAACGAAAAACACGCATGGTTGATCCATCTGAAAGATTAAAAACACCACCTATTGTATTATCTTTGTTTAAGTAAAGTCCATTTTTAACTAAGGCTTCTCTAAGTGCCTGATAGTCTTTTTTAGATAAACTTCCCTTTTCTTCCTTTTGAGGTTTTAAACTTTCACTCACTTTTGCATTTTTATCTATTGTCGTAACCTGTTTTGAACAAGCTACCCCAACCAAGCTAAAAGCTAACAGAAAGCCTATACTAATAACCTTTTGTAGAGATCCATGTTTTAAATAGTTGTTTCGCTTTTTCATCATCATAGTAAGTTTCCTTCAAGTATAAGTGAGCTTGCTCTGACTTCTTAACGCCTGTTAGAGCTTCTTCAATATCCTTTTCAATTCGTTGCAGACATTGGTTTAGATATTGAGCAAGTTTCAACATATCTTCTGGATCAGTCACCCTGCGACCTGCCCATTTATCATAAGCAAACTGAGGGTTTAGAGCAAACTTCCAAGTGTCTGAGGCTGTAATATTGTTCGTCCGTAACAATTCCTCGTATCGTTTATAGCTCTTATAAAATTCTTGTAACTCTTCTGAGCTATCAAAGTCGTCTTTTGAATAGATAGGAAAGTTATAGTATTCAATCGTATAAACGATATGCTCTAAACCTTTAATATCATTTTCTACTAGGTGCTTTTCATCAGGTACAACTAGATAACCCCAATCCGTGATATCGTAAATGACAGGACGCACATAGTCTCCCCAATCAACATTATCTTCTTCATCAACAACTGGAACGGTTTCAAGCATATAGTCATTTTTCAAAGCGTCTACACGTTTTTTCCATTCCAAAACTTGTTCGTCATACCAATCCGCAAGGAGTTCTGTATAGAACGTTCCGCCTTCTTCTTCATCTTTCTGAATTGCGTAGTCCTGTGCAGACTCGATAGCCTCGTAAATTGTAAGTGTTGCGTAGTCCTTGCCTAAAAATTGGCGGTATTCTTCCAAAAAATCATTGTAGGAAGCAATTACTTTATTTCGTAGTTCGTTGTTGTTATCAACAATAAACAAAAATTCTTCTTTTAATTGTTCTTCTGATTTAGCCATTTATTTGTCCTCTTTTCTAGTATTTTGTATCATTGGCGATTTTATTAATATTTTCTTCTAAAACTTCAATCCCATTATCTGTATGGAATCCCAATCGCAAAACCTCTCCTGTTTCACGATTATAGGCGGAAGGAACTTTTTCAATATCTGGAAAATGTTTTACATATTCTTTACCAAAATCACTTGTTACATCTACATAAACGATTGCTGTCTGTTCTCTTCCTGTGAGACTTTGGAGTTTTGGAACTGTTTCTTGACACGTTTCACACGTTGGGTTCGTAAATACAATGTAGGAGCTTCCTTTAATTGCAGATTTATCCTTATCAGATACCGAAAATACAAAGTTAGGGTTGCTTTGATCTAATACTCTAAACCCATCTTCTCCCATATAAGCAATGTACCCTCTGGTAAATAAACTAAATCCCAGCCAAACTAAAGTTGCTGTAGTGCCTACACCTAGCACAAACCATTTCCAAATTCCTTTAAAACCAAATAATACTGGAATAACTCCTAAAGTAAACGGTAGGATCATAAACCCTAGCACATGGTAATAGTGTTTAAAAGAATATCCTAGATGGAAAGGCAAAAATAGTAACACCAAAACCAAAATGAGCTTTAAAACAAAGAACAACCATTCTTGCGTACTGTAATCAGGCAATTTAATTTTCATTAGTTACTCCCTTCTGTGTCAGTTGAACTTTCACTTTCTTTGCTTTCTACTGAAATTTTGTCTCCATTTGCAGAACTATCAGGAAGTTTTGTTTTGCCTTCTTTTGAACGGTCAATCAACTTTTGAACCCAATCTTCATCAAAGACAATTTTTTCTCCGTCTGCGTCAAATACAGTCAAAGAGCCACTAGCTTGATCGTACTTTTGAATAATATATTTTTTATCATCAACTACCAAGTAACCAGAAAGACCTGTTTTGTCATTTTGTTTAATTGAATCAATCCCTTGTGTCAGCGTTTTGATATTATCATCATATTCGCTACTTGATAACCCTGCTCCTTTTTTACTTTCTTTAGGAGCTTCTTCTAGGATTTTTGCTACTTGTTGTTCTGTCCGACTAGTATTTTTGTGATTTGTAGTTACCTGCCAAAAAGCTAAACTTCCAATAATCAATACAGTAGGAATCCCTATTGCCAAGTATTTGAATACACCACTTTTTTTACGTTCTTCCAATTCTTCTTCCTCGTCAAAATCATCTTCTTCATCAACAAAATGATCTTTTTCTACATCATTTGCAACTTCAACTTCTTCTGTCTCGTTTTCTTCTTCCTCGTCAACTTCCGTTTCAATATCTTCAAGGATAGGTTCAACAGTAGGAGCTACATAAGGAGTTGGTTTAATACTTTCAATTTGTTCTTCTTCAACTAATTCAGGTATTTTTTCAACTTCTTTTGGTTCTTCTTTAGGAAGTGTAGGTTCAACAGACACTATTGATTGTTGTTCTGTGTGTTGAGGTTGTTCCGCTACTTCTTCTTTCTTTTGTGACACTAAAGGTATCTTTTTTCTAGGTGAGACAGCTTTTGGGGTTCTATCTGTGTGTTGAGGGATAAATAGTTCAGACGTTTCCTCTTTTGGTTTTTCTTTTTCAGCCTCTTCAAGTTGCCCTTCCGTCTTTTCTTCTTTTAATTCGTTATACAATTTCAAAAAAACTTCTTGACTATTTTCTTTAATGTATAAGTCAATTACTAAACCTACTAGTATGTTGTATAGTTCAGTTTGTTCTTCGCTTTTTCCTTTATATTCATACGTCAAAATTTTTTCAAGATCCGCTTTTCCTACATGACCTTCTCGTAAAAATTGCAACATATTTTTTAATCGTTGTTGTCCTAATGCAGGTTGGTTACTTATTTTCTCCTGCAAAACTTCGTACTTATTCAGCATATACTCTCCTTCCTATCGACTTTCTACAATTTCAATTTTGTTTTCACTACTCAATTTGTATTTTCCCAACTTAATAGAAGAGACTGTTATTGTTAATTGGGAGCGAACGTGTGAGATTTTTTCAATCTCCATATCATTCATTGTCACTTTGTGACCGCTTTTCATTGAATCGACAGGCAAACCTTTACCATTTGAACCCACTAATCTAACAAAAACCAGTTCCTCTTCATTTGGAGAATCAACCTTTACATTTTGCAAAATAATTCTGATCTCGTCTGAGGACCTTTCATAAGCACATACAGTTTCAAACTCAGCTTCTTCAAAGATCATTTCTTGATTGATCCCTCGAAAAAACATCAATCCTTTAATTTTCTCTGCTTCAATCGCTACCATCTATTCTCTCCCATTATAAAATTCCTTTAGGTTTTTTTGTTTTCTGTCAATCAGAACAATTCCACCTGTATAGACAAATAATTTTTCATAAGAAACAACCTTTACATAAGAATCTGAAAGATCAAATTGTACATAAGGATTTTCTGATCTCATTACTTGCCCTGCCTCTACAGCTCTGTTTGAAGGGGTGTCCAGATATAAACGGAAAAGTCTACCTTTGTTATTTGCTACATTTCCATCTTGATATTCTGGATAAACTGTATTATCTTCTTCAATTTCAACCAACATTTTTAAGGGTTTTGTACTTAAAACTTCAACTACTTTCAATATTTTATCTTTAAAGAAACCCTCTACATCAAATGTTTTATATCGTTCAAAGTTGGTATAGTTCCTAGTCTTTTCATACGTTGGAACGTGCTTTGTTGATTTTCTTACTTCCACTTTTATTCTCCTTTTTTAACTTTAGCTTCCATTTCCAGATCATTTATAAAATCTAAAAGTTGGATCATTTTAGAAATGCTAAAGTGGTATTCCTTTTCTCCTGTATAGACTTGCCTAATGCTATTTGTCGCAATAGCAGATCCAATTTCTTTACTTGCTTTTAGTTCTTTTCGCCATTTGAAAAAGAATTGTTTGTCACGATCAAAAATTTTCCGTAGTTGCTTTTCAAAGTATTTCCCTTTTTTGTACTTATCTAAAACACTACATAGTTGCAACATAACTGTACCACGCAACTTAAAAAATTTTTCTTTATCCTTAGTGTAAAAAATTTTAGAAGTTGTTCCAATCTTCATTCCATGTATAACTAGATCTGTTGGAGTGAGGTTTTCTTCTTCAATGAACTGCATGATCTCGTTTGTGAGGCGTACATATTCTTTTTCAATAACCTTGTGTTTCTGCACGTTTATCTCCTCTCTTTGATTGTTTTTATATAATCTATAATACCATTATTATTTTTAACTTACAACTATATAAATAGCGGTTTTTTTATTTTTAAAAAATTTAAACTTTTTTCATTTTTTTGTTGACATACTTTTTTCGTTGTGGTATTATTAAATTGTGTTAAGGAATTAAGTTTTTGTGTTGCTTGATTATAATTCGTATTCACCCAACATAGAAAAATAAACACTATCTTATATTTTAGGAGTAATAAATTATGAAAGTTATCACACTCACTTCTTTAAAGGGAGGAGTAGGAAAATCGGCTCTCGCAACATTAATTGCTGATTATCTTGCATACTATGGTCGTGTTTTACTGATTGACGCAAACCGTCAGGGAGACACAACTAAACGTTTTGTTTATCAGGAAAATGAAGAAGGGGAAATTGTTAATATTTCTTCCGAGGAAAATTTGTTTGAGAACATTTTCCGCAAGAAACCTGTTGTCCCTTTAACTGTCAAAGACAATCTTGACCTACTTGTTGCTACAAAGAGCTTGAAAGAGGTTGAAGATCATATTGAACATAAAGAACGTAAAAGTCCACTAATCTTTAAACGTTGGCTCAAACGTTCCAAATTGAGTGAATACTACGATTATGTAGTGATTGACACTCATAACAGCGAAGGTATTCTGCTTGATAGTTTTTACCTAGCTAGTGACTTGTTAATTGCAGTCGCAGGTTCAGGTCGTGATGAAATGGACGGTGCGATTGGAGTATACAACCGTGCAGAAGCCCTTAAAAATGATGATAACCTTGTTAATGACGAGGACGAACCTATCATGAAAGCAAAAATTGTCTTTGTAGGCAACTTACTTAAATCTGGTGGTGGTTCTCACGGGATCACCGCAACAAACGAATACCTAGAACAAACTAAGGACAATGAATTGTTCATTACAAATATTTGGGAGCGCAATATTTTCCGTGACGCTAGTGCAGAAAACAAAACGGTATTTGATATTATGAAGCGATCAAAATACCGTGACGAAAGTTTTGAAAAATACTTTGCGAAACTGCAAGAAAGTCTTGAAATTATTAAAAACAATATTGATGTAGCTTGATTATTGTTTTGTGTTGATTGATTATTTCTTTTATCACTCAACATGATATAATAATCATTAATCACAATTTTATATTTAAAAAATACGAAAGAGGAACTGAACATGACGTTTGATTTACCAACTAAACAACCAACTAAAACAAAAAAGAAAGTAGTTTTAGACGCTATTGATACAGACGAACAACCACTTGAAACACCTAAAAAGAAAACAGCTAAAAAAACTACCAAAAAGAAAGTCGAAACAAAAAAAGAAGCTACTCAGGAAGATGTTGCAGAAAAAACAAAAGCTACAGAACAGCCTAATATTTTCTTCAACAAACTCCAAATTAGTGAACCAAAACACGAAAAACTTTCTACAAGTATTTCTGACGCTAACTTAAACAAACTGGAACGTTTAATTGCGGAAGGTTGTCAAAATAAATCAAAAGCTATTGGTGCGATCCTTGACGCTTTTGATGTTGATAAAGCTATTGAAGAGCCTACTTTCTTTGTACAAAATAGCTTTGTTAATGATTCACGAACTAATCGTTTGAATATCTCTATGACACCTTCTCAACGTGAAAAACTTATGCGTGTTGCACGAGCAGGGCTTGGAAACATTGCCCTTGCCTTCTCATGTATCTTGAACGCCTTTGATGTTGAAGAGGCTTTGAAAACTATGGAAAAATAAGCTAGATTATTTTCTAGCTTATTTTTATTATGTTTTTATGTTTTTGCACATTGCTTTTTATGTTTGGATATTATTTTTTATATTTATAAAAATAAAAAGACGTGTTTTAAAACACGCTTTTTTAATTTGTTTTTAACCGTCCTGTTTTTAGGTCAAAGTCTATATTTAATTCTTTCAAATATTTTTTTACTGTTGGCTCTTTGACGTTCAACGCCATAGCAATTTGAGCAACGCTCTTGAACTTACCTTTTTTAATTCCTGCAAGTAACGCTGTCTGACGATCTGATTTTCCCATTGAAGAAGATAAACCCATGTTTGCCTGAGAACTACCTAAACTTGTTCCTCTTACAGCTTCTCTTGAATATTCGGCAATTTCTTTTGTTGACATTGCCTTTCGTTCACTTTTACGAGTGATAACATTTGGATCAAATTCTATCTTGACCTCACCAACATTTTCTTTTTTCTTTTTGAAAAAATCCGTAGGATTGTAGCTCATTATTAAACTCCCCTTATTTTTTTATACTCATTTTACCATTTTTTGTTATTTTTTTCAATAATATTTTTATTGTAAAATACTGATTTTCTAACGTTTATTTGATATAATAGTAGTAAAAAATAATTTATTTTAACGATTAGAGGAGAATTATGGAAACAGAATACTTAATAAAATTAATTGAGTTTGCTTGTAACCGAATTTTTGAGGATTTGAGAAATGGTAAGTTTAGTGCTTATTATGTAGCTCAATGTATCGGTGTGACAACAAAATCTATCCGCAATTTAACAGAAAACGGTTGGAAACAAGCTAGGTATAATACGATTGAGGGGCTGGTTCAGTTTTACGAAGAACATTATGGAATTATCAGTCTCCCTAAAACTGAGGAAGATTACAAACTATAACAAGGAGTAAGCTATGAGTTCCAAAAGTTCAAAAGAAAAGAAAAAGAAGCTACAGCGATATTTCAAAGACGGAAAGAATGTTTATCCATACGCAGAAACTTCAAAAACGTTGTGGGGCGTTGGTTTTGCTTTGTCAATTCTTGTAGGAACACTTATTTCAACCCAACTACTGATATTCTTGATACAAAAAATAGCCCTGAAAATTCAGGATTCAGTTGGAATTGGAAGCAACTTAGGTATGAGGCTACAGAAAATCATACATTTTGAATTGCCTCTAACTGGGTTTATCCTAGCGTCCTGCTTCTTCTTAGCTGTCATTGCAATAGCTTATTCTGTAACGATAGCTTACCGCCATCATGAAGGGGAATTACAGCCTTTCAAAGATGATAGATTTGCAAGAACTATGAGAAGAGACGTTATTAAAAATTTAGAAATAAACGTCCTCGATTATGACGATAAAGGAAAAGTCAAAAACTCCAAACAAGATATAAAAGCCCGTGAGATCCTAAGACGTATGAATATCGAAGTTCATACTCGAAAAGAAGTAAACGGAAGCGACTTTCTTTCCATTGCGACTGTTAGAATTGAACGACCAAAAAACAAGGCTATCCGAAAAGTCCTAGAAGGAACTTACTTCAAAGAATTACCTAGTGAACTGACATTTGTAACTGGTGAATTTTTTGCCTTTTCTGAACGCCAAACAGAAAAAGAGTTCTACTTTTTTGAAGCAAAAGCAATCGTGACTGAGGAGTACGTTTATAAAATTGAAGAAGCTCAAAAACGATTACATGAAGCTCTTGGCAAAGGTGAAAATAATAAGGACGGTTCTGAAAAAACGGAGATTAAAGATTCTGGTATTTTCACTAAAGAAAAGGCTTCTTGGGATATTGAAGTTCTCTATAACGAAAATCTACAAAAACAAATTGTGGAACAAACTAAATTGGCGGAAGAAGAGGTTGCAAATCTCTACCTATCACTTGAAACATTTATCAGTTCTAACGAAAAAGTCAATCTGCAATTCGTTAGTATGAGGGCAACAAACTCTAATGCTCAATTCACCTACTCTAAACCTAAAGGTGTAAACAATATGAGTACGGAGCAAATGAAAGAGAACTTAGAAAGCGACCTTGGTAAACAGGATATAAATATTACCCTGAGAGCAGGTCAGATTATCATTCAAATTCCTCTTGAAAACAAGATTACCGCAGACGCTTACACAAATTATCTAAAAGCCTTTATGGGCAAAAAGAACTTACCGCCTCTTGAAGCCTTGGTAGGGGTTGATACAGAAGGACAACCTCGAACCTATGATCTTGCGACTGCACCTCATATCCTGACCGCAGGAACAACAGGATCAGGTAAATCTGTAGGTATCAATATGATCTACCTGTCTATCATTTGGCACAACAGCCCTGATGTAGTCAAGTTCATCATTATTGACCCTAAAAAGACTGAGTTTACCCCTTATAAGAGAAGTCCTTATCTGTATACAGATGTTATCACAGATATGGACGGTGCTAAAAACGCCTTTAATGCTGTCGTTACAGAAATGGAACGCAGAAATAGCTTGTTTGAAGAGATTGGTGTGCGTAACCTAGCAACCTACAACGAAAAAGTGTCTCCTGATAAGAGAGAGCCGTACCTTATTCTTATTGCGGACGAGGTAGCTGACCTTATCATGACAAACGGTGACGAAGTTGAAGATTCAATGCAACGTTTGGGTCAAAAAGCACGTTCCGCAGGTATCTTGATCCATATTGCTACCCAAACACCACGGGCTGACATTATCAAGGGTAAAATCAAAGCCAACTTGCCTTCACAGATTGTCTATAAAGTTGCTAACAGTATTGAAAGTGATATTGCTATTGGTGAAACAGGGGCAGAACGTCTATTAGGACGTGGTGACACTTATATTAAATGGTCTACCAACCCTAGCTTAGTTCGTGTACAAGGGGTATTCCTTACAGACGAAAATATCAATGATATCATTGATTCTACAATTCAAAAGTACCCTGATGAACGTTATTACAATGAACGTGTACCTATGGACGCTTTTGAAGAAGGCTATATCAAACCAAAAGAACTTGGCGATATTTCAAAAGGTGCTGTCTACCGCTATGCTGTCCAAAATCAGAACAATCACTCTATGAGTGAAGATTTAGAAAGGCAAGAAGCCCCTGCATTATCAGTTAATAAGCCTAGCAATCCAGTTATCGCAACCCCTCAAACTTATGAAACTAAAAAAGTGGATAAAGATAAGTTTGAAGAATACAGAAAACGCTATGAAGAAAGAATGTCTAATTTAGACGAAGAATTAGGAGACGTGCTAGGCACTCGCTTGAAACGAAGCGAAGCTCTAATTAAAAAATTAACACTAGAACAGGAAGAAAAAAGAAAGCAAGAAGAGCAAGAGAAAAAAGTTGCTGAACTAAATCCAGAAGTTGAAGAAGCTATTGAAGAGTTGCCTTTCAAAGATGAACCTTCCACTCCTGTAGATAAAGAGGCTATTGCGAATGAATTATATCCTGATGAACCTACTGAAAACGAAGAAGTTGAAGAAGTAAAAAAAGATCAATCAATTCTTCCAAAACCGCTTCCTGATGATTGGGATTTCAGACAAACAGGAAATAAAGGGAGAATGTAATGTTTCATGTGAAACGTTGGGAAAAGGGAGGAATGTATGAATAAATTAAAATTATTTTGGTTGAAAGTTGATCTTTGGTTTAACCCCTATAAATATAACGAAGAAGGTATTAAAGCCTTATACGATCACAACAACCCCAAAGAAAAAGTAAAAGGGCTTAGCAAGCAACAGATTGTAGATAGTAACATGATAGCTTTGAAAATTGCTACTGTATCTAAACCTATTGATCTTCCTAGTGGAATAGCAATCCTAGAAAATAAGCCTTTTGACAACGGTATCTATTACCATAATGAGCGTTATCACCAATACTTAATCAAGTATGATAAAGGCTCTGGCAAGAGGTATCAGGCACGGAATGGAAATAAACGCAGTCGTTATCGCAAGAAACTAAAGATCTATCCTAAAAACGTTGAAACCTACGATCTTACCCATATCAATTCAATCGGCTTCCACGGTGACGAAACTTTCTGTATTGGTTTTGATAGTCGTCTGAACCGTGAAAATATGAATAGGTTTGAAGAAAAGGTTCGCACAATCAATAACGAACAGCCTATCTATTGGTTTGCTGATATTCAACTACAGGAAGATTATTCGGTGATCTGGGTAGCAACTATCGTTTCTTTAGATGGTGAAATTCTTCTTCAAGAAACCTTCCATGACCGTTCAAACTTCTATTGGGAAATAGAATGGGAGCGTAAAACAGTCTGATGGAAGAAATAGACTACGAAAAAACAAACGTATTTTGTAAAGTCCTTCTACCAAACGGAAAACGACTTACTTATCAATTCCCAAATGACCTTAGAGAAGCTATGCTTCAATCCTATGCTGACGGAGAATTGAAAACTCTTTTAAGTGGGGCATTGATAAATGTTCCAACTTCAAAATACACCAAAAAGGGAAAGGTGACTTTACGTTTAGGGAAGATAGTTCATGTATTCGTTTTAAATCGTAAGTATAGAAGAAGAACTCGTGGACAGTTCTTGACAAGAGATAATTGGCAAGGGAAACTCAATAAAGCCAACGTTTTATTCCTGTTGCACGATCATTCTTTGGCGAATAAAATCAGGATTCGACTAGACCTGATTATGTGGCGTTTACGTTTTAAATCGAAGCCTTAATAAAACAAAAAATAAAGCGTATTATAATTTATTTAATACGCTTTTTTCTTTTCTAGCCCTTTATATTCTCAATATTTTGTGGTATAATATCTTAAAATAATTATGAAAGGAGTAAGCTATGTTAGATTTTGTTTACAACCGTAATAAAGTTGCGGAAGTGATGGCTGAGGACGCTCTAGCGACAATGGAGTTGTTAGAAAAAATCAAAGCAGACACAAAACACCTTGGATCTTTCGCAGGTGACGGTTTGCTTGTCCCACCACCTGCAACTAGCTACGTCATTAATAAAGCTCTTGCAGTTTTGAACATGGAACTGAAAGACCTAATCAAAAATGCAGAAGGACTAGATTCAGTTTCTAACTCTGCTAAAGAGGTGAAAGAAAGTATTCGTCTGATTACAACTGATTCTGACGATATTGCTTTAGTATCAGAAGAAGTGTTTGTAGTTATTTTTGACTATCTAACTGACGCAGTTCAATCATTTGCTGAAAGTCTGGAAGATTTTGGGCAAGACAACAACAAAGAAGAAGAGTAAAAATATACGCTACACGTTTTACTATCATTCACTCTCTTAGTGTATATTCCTACTCAAATTAAAAGCAACTATTTCTTTTTGGAGATAGTTGCTTTTTTACATACGTTCTAATTTACCTCTAAAATCGTTTCTGAGCGATTTTAGATTAAGGGGGTATAATTTATCGACTTTATAATAAAAACCCCACAGCGAGCGACTGAGGGGCAAATAAAACGATCCTAGATGAACATTTTGGTTTTTTATAGAGATTTTTAGTAGGACCGTTTTTTTTGGCAAAATCTTCTACAGGTATTATTATAACACAAAAACCCTTTTAAATAAAGGGTTTTTGGCATTTTTTAGGTTAATATTTAGAGTTTTTTACTACTCCATGAACCGCTTGTGTCAATTCATGATAGGCTTCTGCACTTTGTTCTTTTGCTACTGATAGTGAATTTTTAGCCGTATCTACAGTACGACTTAATAAATATAGCTGACCTAATTCATTTAAAATACTGTTATCGCCTTCTTCACGAATTGCTTCTAGTCTAACTTTTTCTTTTTCAACGACTGTTTTATATCTAGTTAAGAGTTCTATTCCGTCCGTGTAATACTTAACATTATCATATCCTCCACCGTTTAGTAACGATAGGTATTCCATGATTCCAAACTCTCCTCTAATTAACTGCCACCCTTTGCCAGTAATAAGATATCCATAATCTTCTATTCTCCTAAGATCTCTTTGTAATACAGTAAAATTTAGAAGATTATTTTCATGTTCTGCCCTAAAATTCTTGTGATAACCTTTAGGTGACGTTTCAAAACCAATAATATCACTCAATTCGCTTATGACATAACACATTTTGCTTCTTAGCTCAACGATTTTTTCTACTGCATTTTCAATAGGCTCAATATATTCTTCTGGGAAAGATACCTTTTCATAACCAAAAACATCTCTCCCCTCTAAAATAAATGTATCTAAATCTAATAATGGTCGCAATACATAAATAATAAATGCGTCCTCAAAACTTCTTGCACTTAAAAGCATATCTTCTAGTTGGACTAAATCAGATTTTTTTAGCTCTTTTTTTATATTTTCTAAAAGAGTATTGTTTTGTTTGATCTTAGCTCTATTGCTAGATAGGGGTTTAATTAAGTTAGTGTAAAAATCAATAAATTTATCAAAATCAGGTTTACTGTTAATCATTTTACTTTTTGCCATTAGAACAATAATTAAATCGTTTCCGTCATAGGCTTCACTAGTCAAACTAACATCAGACCAATTTTGAGCAAGCTCTTGACTGAGTTTTTCAGGCAATACACTTTCTAAACTTGCTTTTGCAACTTCTAATCTATTTAGAGCTTCAAAAAAAATATTCGTTTCTTGAAAAGTGTTAGAAATTTCTGTTTGTAGATAATTCAAATAATCTACTTGCGCTTCCGTCAACATTTCTATTTCTCCTTGTTTTATTGAATTTTAGCCACTTCTAGCATTTTTTCTTTTAGAACAGTCAAATACTCTAAATAATATTGAGGACAGAAATCTGCCATTTTTAGCACCGTTCCTAATTGATGGGCAAGTAAGCTAAGTGTTTCAATCCCAATATCTAACTTGCTGTCATTTTTTTCTTCACGTTCGCCTTCCAAACGTTGAAGTTCTTTTTTAGTTGCTTTATGTAGCGGTTCAAGTTCGTTTGCGTGAGTTCTATACGACAACATAACCTTGTCATATTCTGCATTTAAAACTATTCTTGCAAAAACTAATAAATCACTTTGCCCATTAATCATACGCTCAATTTTTTCACAAATAAGCTGAATGTCACCAATTACAGTTAGAGCTTCCTGATTTACTCTTTGAATAGTGGGGTAGGCATTGCTGTAGGCACTTATAAATTCTTTTGAATAGATTTTATCTGAAAGATCTTCTTCTGAGGGCATATTCTTTGTAGCTACACAGGCAAGGACCATATCGTTGTATACTCCCCCAATACTCTCAGAAATATCTTCAAACGCAGGAATGTATTTATCAGGAATAGCATATTCAGGATAATCGAAAAATGGTCGTAGTGCTTCAATATCACTTTCTAGTCCCACCAAAGGCGTAATGATATTACTATTAAGAATACTGAATGCTTCAAATAGTTCTGTCAGGACCTTTGATAATTCTTCTTTTGCTTCCGTACTACCAACCCTTTTTAAAACGTCCTCAACTATTTCAATGTTTTCGTTAAGATTTTTACGAGTTTCATAGACTTTATTTAACATTTCTGGATAGGTGAAACGTAACTGAGAATAGTTTAGTTTACTTGTGAGAAAATGGGCTATTAGCCATAATTCGTTAATATAATTATTTAACTTATTGGAATTAGTGGGTGCGATTGCAACATTTTTCCATTTAATATACAATTCTGCTAACAATTTTCCCCTATTTTCTTCAAATATCAATAAATACTTAAAATAATCTGGATAAAAACGAAGTTTGTGAAAATAATCGTCATTACTAATATCTACTAATTTCTTAAAGGCACTTGCTAACTCTTTTACCTTTTCTTCTTGTTGTTCATTCAACATACTAAAACCTCACTTTTGATATTTATAAGCAAACTAGATAATTCCTTGATCTAGCAATTCTTTACTTGCTACGGTCAGGTTGCTCTTCAATGCTTCTAGTGCATTAAGATAAGCATAAGAATTTTTTTCTGCCATTTGAGTAACCGTGTTTAGCTGAGTAACTAACAAATTAACGGTTTCAATCCCAACGTCAACTGTATTGTCATTCTTTTCTTCACGTTCTACTTCCAGACGTTGAAGTTCTTTCTTAGCTGACGCAATAAGTGGTTCAAGTTCGCTTGCCTTGTTTTTGAATGAGATCATAAGTTCATCATAGCTTGCGTTTAGAAGTGAACCTGCAAAATCAAACACACTACCTTCACCTTCTACCAAATGATCCAATCTTTCGTTGATAATTGTAATATCTGTACATACGGTTGCGCTTGTCTGCATTGCGCCTAGAATGATATTTCTAGCATTGCTGTAGGTTGCAAAGAACACGTCAGAATAAATGTTTCCTTGTAAATCATCTTCTGAGGGCATATTCTTTGTAGCGTGGTAAGCAATAGCCATATCTGCATAAACCGCTGAAAGGTTTTCCTTAATCACTTGAATAGCAGGAATGAATTTTTCAGGTAGATTAGATCCAGAATAGTTAAAAGACTGTTGAATTTTCACAATATCAGTCTCAAGGCGCAAGACTGGATTGATAATGCTATTGTTCAAAATATCATACAACCCTTGCAAAGTTTTGAGACTTTGAGAAATTTTCGCTACTGCGTCCGCTGTATAGATATGTTTCAAAATTTCATTGACTTTTTCTAGGTTTTCGTTGAAGTTAGAACGAACGCTATATAATCTATCAAGTGTTGTTGAATACAAGGAACGGAACTCTAAATAGTCAATATCATTGCGGATATAGTCAACTTTATTGATAAGTTCACGGATATAATCTTCATCACCTGAAACAGGATAAAGAGAAATAGGTTGCCAGTTGCTTTCTAAATCTTCTACAAGTTCATCTTTCCCTTCATCAGTCAACGTCCAACGAATTTCATCAGGGAACATACACGTTCCAGAATGATATTGTTCATCTAGCACAGCTTCAATCTTTCCTAAAGCTACTGAAAGTTCATAAGTAAAATCGTCTTGCTTTTCGTTTAACATATTACACCTCTTAATTTATTTTATATATCCAGTATAGCCCATGTTTTTATTTTTGTGTTTTTATGCTCATGAGACTGTTCACAAAATTTTTAGAAAGAGGAGTAAAATAAAAATTGTTGAAAGAGGGGGGTCCTTTTTATTTATTTCTCCTCTCTCAATAATAATATATATAGATATATATAGGGGCGGTTTTTGAACCTCGAAAATGCGCGTGGTTGAGCGATTTTTGAAATTAAAAGCAACCAAAATGTGGGGTTTGAGCAACCAAAATGTGGGGTTTGAGCAACCAAAATGTGGGGTTTGAGCAACCAAAATG